CCGTCAGTCTGCCAATATGATGGCAGAGAAGTCTGGTCGACGCGAGGTGGGTGACCATGAGTTTGGCACCAACCCTTGTTCTGAGATCATTCTTCGCTCGCGTGAGTTCTGTAATCTCTCTGAGGTTGTGGTTCGTGCGAGCGACACCCGCGAGTCGTTGCTTGAGAAAGTGCGACTCGCAACTATTCTAGGCACGTTCCAGTCTTCGTTGGTAAACTTCAAATACATCTCCAAAGGATGGAAGAAGAACTGTGAAGAGGAGCGATTGCTCGGTGTGTCTATGACTGGTATCATGGACAACAAATACACCAACGGTAAGATCGGTGATCTACCCTCGTTGCTAGAAGAACTGAAAGCAGAAGCAGTCAAGGTCAATGCTGAGATGTCAAAGAAACTCGGTATCAACCAGAGCGTTGCTATCACCTGTGTCAAACCATCAGGTACGGTGTCACAGTTAGTTGATGCTGCGTCAGGAATCCATGCGCGTCACAACCCATATTATATTCGTACAGTGCGTGGCGACAAGAAAGACCCATTGACGATGTTCATGGTGGACAAGGGATTCCCTGTTGAAGACGATCAGATGAACCCTTCGCACACATCAGTGTTCTCGTTTCCTGTCAAGGTAGATAAAGGTGCTGTGTTCCGTCAGGACATGAGTGCTATTGAACAACTGGAGATGTGGTTGGTCTATCAGAAGCACTGGTGTGAACACAAACCATCTGTGACGATCTCTGTGAAAGAGAACGAGTGGATGGAAGTGGGTGCTTGGGTTTATGCTAACTTTGATTACATGTCCGGTGTGTCGTTCTTACCCTTCTCTGAGCATACATATAAACAGGCACCTTATCAAGATTGTGATGAAAGCGAGTACAAAGAGATGTTATCACAGATGCCAAAAGATATTAATTGGGGAGATCTTGCAGAATACGAAGCAAGTGATATGACGATCGGTTCACAAGAACTAGCATGTGCTGCTGGCAATTGCGAGATTGTCTAGTGGAGGATTTTGACTTTTCGTTAAATTGTCCTTCTTGTGATTCTAAGATAAATATCAGAGTGAGTCAAGAAGACGAACTTCCGATATTTTGCCCCATGTGTGGTGAAGATGTTAATGAGCATTGGAAATCAATGGATACTGATTAAATGGAAAATGCAAATCGTGGATTGCCAACAGTTGGTTCAATCGTATGGTCGTTAAATAATGGACATGATTCCTCATTGAATCAATTCAACATAGAAACGGGGGAGTCTCGTAATGTTGAAATTGAAAAAATTAAAAATGAGAAACATGCTTTTTGGGATCGACATCTCACCGAAGCTCAAACCTATGATCAAGTAGATAAATGGTTAAACGATTTAATTGGATTTCATGGTTGGTCTTTCCCTGATCATTTTGTATCTAAGACCACAGTCAGTAACTCTAGTTCAGCATATTTTGGTAATGGAGTAATATTTCATGTGATGAGGAAATGGTTGTCCATAAATGCAAGAAGGTGGGACATAAAGAAACCCACGGTTGGATATATGGCAACCGCAGGTGAAATACCTCATCACGCTATGCATGCTTTAAGTGCTTACCACTGTTCTCCGTTCAAAAATGCTTTTGCAGTCTCGACTGATGGATTGGGAGACGGTACTTATTATGGGGAATCATGTTTCAAAAACAATCAGTTGGTAGAATACTATGAACCCGCATTAGTTGACCCAACTGCATTTTTTCAGAGCAAAAGAGAAGATTCGTTTTGTGGTTGTGCACAACCCTTTCGGCAAGTAGGTTTTTGTTTGCCGCATCATATTACGCCACATAGAATGATAGCAGAAACTATCGATACCCTAGATTATGCTGGTAAACTGATGGGTCTCAGTTCTATTGTTCAAAATCCCAATAGAAAATTGGTTGAGCATTACAAAAAATTAATCCTTAGCGTTGAGGATTTTGACAAGTGGTGCATAGGTGAACACGGCGATCAGGGTGACTATCATTTACATCCTAATAAAGCTTTGGGTGATGGTAAAGTTATGCATGGCAGAATGGGCAAGCAAAGAAAGCAAATCTTTACACCAGAAGAAGAGTTAGAGCATGCTTCTGCTTTACAGACTGCTACCAATGAAGCAACCCTAGAACACTTCACCAGCAAACATATCAGAGATAAAATTGTTGAACATGATAACAATCTAGTGCTATGTGGTGGCGGTGCTTTAAATGTGGTTGCCAATCAGTATCTTAGAGAAAATACCGATTATAACATTTTTATACCACCAGATCCCGGAGACTCAGGATTGTCCTTTGGTCTTTCTTGCTGGTATGCAATGCAAAGAGGGTGGAAGGGATATGATCCGGACAATAGACCACCCAGAAGGTTTTCTCAGTTGAATTTTATAACCAAAGGAATGGAAAAAAGAGAATCGGAAACCGTCACCATCGAAGAAGTTTCTGATATTTTGAAATCAGGAAAAATTATTGGTCTGATACAAGGGCAAATAGAGAATGGTCCGAGAGCATTGGGCAATCGTTCTATATTGTGTGACCCATCATTTCCGGATATGAGAGATCGTATCAATGCTAAAATTAAAAATAGAGAATGGTACCGTCCTTTTGCTCCGGTGTGCAGACTAGAAGATGCTCCTAAGTTTTTTGAGTCTCGATCATTTGACAACCTAGAACATATGTCATTTACTGTTGATGTTAGACCTGAATACAGAGAAACCTTTCCTTCTATTACTCACGTAGACAACACTGCACGATTGCAGACAGTTACTGAAAAATCAAATCCTTTTCTTTACGATTTGTTGAGCATCGAAAAGAGCGTTTTATTGAATACTTCGTTTAATGTACAGGGGTATCCCATTTTAAACACTTGGGAAGATGCATTAAAAATTCTGGATCACACTGATCTTCATTACGTGCTATATAAAGATGAAGATGGAAAACTAAATTTATACAAGTAAGAATATATTATGATAATTTGGAGCATAACAAATGGTCCTTATTCTAGTGTGAATCAATTTGACGGTGAAAGATGCAGACATGCCACACTGAATGACCTTCGTTCTGATCGCTGGCATAATGATATTCTACAAGACCTTGTCGATAAGAACGGTTGGAGTTACCCGACCCATGTTGTATATAAAGAATATAACAAATCAGACGGAAGATCGTTTTCAATAGATCTCAGTCTAATCGAGATACAAACCTTTTTAGATAAAAACAAATCGTTACGTAGTTTTGAGATCGTAACTTCTAATGAAATCCCTCACCATCTTGCCCTTGCCTTTTCTGCTTTCTACTCACAAATGAGAAAGGATGCTTTTGTAATATCTGCTGGGGAAGAGATTGATTCGTCTCGATTTGCTACTGCAAGTTTTTTGGACAATAAACTAACAGACTACTCGATACCAAGATGGAGAGTATCACCTAATAGTATGACAAAATGGATTGGTCATACATGTAGTAATATTATACTACCAGAACAAGACACTCTGGATTTTTCAATTAATTACATCGACAAAGTTGAAGCACATGCTGCTCAGTACACCTACTCATTAGATAGCGATACACGAGAATGGGTTCAATCCTATGTTCGTAATTATAATAGCATACAAAGAGCACTTCCAGATTATTTAATGTGGAAAAAAAATAATTACAGAGCACAAAGAAATCCAGTTAAAAGTAATGTCAATGTTACTGCTCAACGAAAAGCAATTTATTCAGCAGACCAAGAAAAATTTCATTGTCACACAGTGTCACTCGCAACATCAAAAAATTTTCGTCAGGTGGTCCGACAAGAACACGATGCGATTTGGGAGCATGGTAGACATTTAATTCTAACTGGTTCTCGTGACTACAACCGTAAAATTATAAGAGAGACTTTTCAAGAACTAAGTAACAAACGGTGTCATACTTCGGTTCAAAGAGAGTTTTCTCACTCTGCTGTTACTCACGGCATGGGGTTATGGAAGGCATTACAGTTGGGATGGGAACCTGATCCTAATGCGATATATTCTTTTAGCACTGCTTTGAAATTAGGTATAAGGTTTAAACGTTCATCGGAACAACAAAAACCAAATGTAGACGCAATATGTGAGACAATAAGATCCGGAGGAATAGTACTCGTTCACGACTTATATAATATTAAATTTCTTTGTGATGTTGTGAAAAACCCTGATATCAAATCAAAAATCTATGAACTGTCCGGTATGGAGGATTACGAACAATTAGAGTTCATGCTTGCTTCCGAGAAAATTCCAGACAATATTAAACCTCCCTTCGACATGCAACTGTTACATGATAGTTTAGATTACCCATCACTCAAACATAATGCTCGTGAGATTTTAAAGGAACATCTTATTAGTAATGACGGAAGGACTTACTTATCAACCAGTATTGCGGAAGGTTCTTTACTCCATGCAATAAATAAAGAATACGATGATTTCATTACATGTATTAATGTGAAAACTCCATACCGTATTTTTGATGTTGCCAAAATAAAAGAACTGTTCGAAGATAAAGTGGACATGATATGTCTTCAATGAATAAGGCAGCAGTAATTGTCTGTGGATTAAGCGAAAAGGATCATGATTACTCTAATCTCATTGCTACCTTCCCTCCTGAAAAATATGATATATATTTACAGTCTTGGAACATACACCGTCTGAGTGAAAACCCGCATGATTTTCCTGTGGTTTATAGTCCAATTCCTGATGAATATAACGCATATGTAAAAACACAGTTTTGTCACCCCGACATTCCAGAGATGCAATGGAACCCTGAGTACGAACCAGATGAATGGACATATTGGGGATATACAAAATCCAAAGGTAAATCACAAACAGGTCATTATGGTGTGTATGCATTTGCACAGTCAATTGCTATGGTAGAAGAACATTATAGATCATATGAGGTATATGTAAAAACACGTTATGATTGCGTACATTGGGGAAATTTCCTTCCATATGTTGAGAATGTCCTAGAAAAACCTTGTAACGTACATGGGTTTCAGAATTACTCACCAAGGAGAACACCAAACGACACGCAAATAAGTCTTACTCGTCTTGATGTTATTGATAGATTTAAATCTAAGATCATGAGCGATAAATATTTGTGTGATTTTGTCCTAATTTTTAATAGACGTGCATGGAACATAGAGAAAGTTTTAGACGTGTGCAAAGATCAGAATATAATAGGTGCGGAATTTGGATGGGGTCAATGTCTTGGACATTTATCTTCTATTGATACAATTTTTCACAAATATATTGGCGGAGTGACGTTAAAACGATGGCAACGATAGGAGTATTAGTTACAGGCAATCCAAACACCAAAATGAATAATTTAACAGAGGTTTTGGATAATCATAATATGGTGTTTACAAATACCGGATCTGAACACACCTATGAAATCTATCATCAATACTGGAACACAAAGGAGGACACAAATAGGATGCGGCAATTTCGCAAAACTGCTGACCCACCTTTGAAAGAGTTTGCATATCCTCAACCATGGTTGGCAAATCAATACCTGTTGTTAAATCAAGAGTCAGAGTATTACCCTCGTATATTTACCGAAGAAGCACAGAGAGATGAATACTGGTTAACTGCAAAAAAAGGGGTAAACCATCTTCACACCACCCACAAATTTTTTACTTCAAAAGAACTAAAATTTGATCATGTACATTGGAGATTAATAGGCACCCACAATCTTATTAAAACGTTAGGTGAAATGGGTATAAAACATGACGTGTACGTTGTAATACGTTACGATGCTTTAATTTTAAGTCCTCGACATGTTAGAGAATTAATTGACGAAGTCATAGAAAATCCTAATAAAGTTTTTGGAATGTCTTTTCACGGACAAACGTTTCTATTTCCCACTGACAGACGCAAATATTATTGGCGATTAAGAGAAACAGGGAAACGTGCTCAGTTTTGGGGAAACCGTTTGATTAATGGATATCACATACCGGACATATGCATGGTGTTTCATAGAAGTGCTTGGGACGTAAACAAAATACAAGAAGTTATAGATAATAAACAGTTGCTTCCGGGTGAGTTCGGATGGTGGCAATGTTTATATCATTTATCAAGAAAAAAACACAAGATAAATATCAAGAGAATTGATACAAACGGTGTATCATTAATGAGATGGATATACCGTGAAGATTTTCCAACTGACTGGAAAGTTAGACATAAAGAACGTTTAGAAAAAAAATATAAAATATATTTTGATAAATTTAACATGTACATGAGAGGCGAAAATCCATGAATAAGTTGAGAGAGATTGTTGAAACGGGACCCTCTGACGAAGCCAATATAATACTGGTCGAGGGAGATAAAATGGTAGTTGCATGTTTCGACGATAGGGTTTTATCACAAGTTGCTTATTTTGATACCCAATTTGAATATATTTTATCAAGATATATGGAAAAAATTCAAGATGTAGCACCTGATTATACAACACTTTATGAACATCAAGCACCAGAGCAGTCCAAATGGATAGTCAAAGAACTCGTCTCGATGATGCAAGAGTCAAAAAAGTTAGAACATCTTCCCATCGATTATGTTACACAGTACCAACCACCCAGTCAAACTATGCTTGCTGAGTTATTAGCATCAGCAGTATACACCATGCTCGGAAGAAAAGCAAGATTTTTTCCTAAGAAAAACACTCTTATTTTGCACGGTAATATGATGACAGAGAATCTCAAAAGTAAAATTTACGGTGCTGGTGAACAGTTTGAAGTTGTTCATATAGTATGACATGGTCATACGAAGGTAACCCCTTTGAACATGCACCAGATGATAGTTATGGGTTTGTGTATGAAATTGAAGAGGTGTCTACTGGGAAGCGTTATATTGGTAAGAAGTTCTTTTGGAAGAAAAAGATATTGCCTGTCACCAAATCTCGTAAGAGACGCAAGCACACGCTCGTAGAGAGCGATTGGAAAACTTATTATGGTTCTAGCGAGTTATTAAAGGAGCAAGTTGCCAGCGGCAAAAGCCTATATAATAGAGTGATATTGAGACTGTGTCGCTCAAAAGGCGAGTGTTCTTACTACGAAGCAAAACTTCAATTTGAAAATGACGTGTTATTAAGAGACGATTATTATAACGAATTCATAGGGTGTAAGATACACAGTAAACATGTTAAGATTTAAACAATTTCTAGACGAAGGGGTCAATGATCCCGCAATTTTCAAAGCAATCTTCCTTGCTGGTGGTCCCGGTAGCGGCAAATCATTTATTGCCGGTAAGACGGGTCTTCCTGCTCTTGGGTACCGTGTTGTCAATTCTGATGACGCATTCGAAGCATCAATGAAGAAAGCAGGTATCGCACTCGATCCCGAAGGCATCTTCTCCGACAAAGGTCAAGAACTACGTGGTCGTGCAAAGACCCTCACTGGTAAGAAACAAGAACTCTATCTCAAAGGTCGATTAGGACTTGTCATTGATGGCACAGGTCGTGATCATGCGAAAGTCGCAAAACAAGCAAAGATGATGAAGAACATGGGTTACGATGTCGCAATGATATTCGTAAACACTGACAAAGACACTGCACTGCAACGCAACCGTGATCGTGAACGTTCACTACCCGACAAAGAAGTAGCAAAGATGTGGGACACCATCCAACAAAACGTAGGTTTATTGCAGAACATCTTCGGCAAAAAGAATTTCCTTGTAGTTGATAACTCTGACGGCAAAGACTACAAGAAAGAAACACTTCGTGCATATAGAGACGCAGTGAAGTTTACTAACAAACCACCTGAATCGAAAGATGCCAGAAAGTGGATTGAAAGTCAAAAGAAAAAAGGTTAATATATAAGTTGACAAGTAGGATAAAATGGGTTATCCTATAAACATTGAATAAGAAGTGAGGTATCATGCCTGTAAATACAGTATTGAGTGATGTTTGGGAGGTCTTCGAAACCTTTGAAAAGGCAAACACCCGTAAAGAAAGAGTCAACATCCTAAAAGAACATACCAAGCACTGGGCACTACGAGATGTTCTTCAAGGAACCTTCGATGATCGTGTCGTATGGAATCTTCCCTCTGGTGCAGTCCCATACACACCAGAAGCAGAAGGTGCACCTACCCCATCAACCCTACTCAAACAACATATGAATTTTAAATTCTTTGTTAAAGGTGTTAAATCTAGTGATGACCTTTTAAATGTAAAACGCGAACGTATGTTCGTGGACATACTAGAATCCATTGATCCTCGTGACGCAGAAATCTTAGTTGCGATGATCAATAAAAAACCACCCGCGAAAGGATTAACTAAAAAGATAGTACAGGAGGCAATGCCAGATTTAATCCCAGATTAATAATGTGAACTTCAATCCAAATCGATAACAAGGAGACTTGCCTATGGTAGCAAACCAAATAGAACGACTTAAAAAAGACTCTAGGGAACTTGGACATTATATTCACAAGTTAAATAAAAAAGGTAAAGGAGATGTCGCACATCGAATGCAAAAGAAACGAGCATTTTTAGACGCGGCAATACAGCAAGTCAACAGGGGGTGATCCTATCTATAATGGACTCCTTCATATGAGGGAGTCCGTTTTAGTGACACCAGAAGTTTATATAATTGCTATTGAGAACAACGTAACTTCACAATATTATTTAAATAGGGTGAAACCCTCATGGGAAAAAGGTGGTTTCAAAGTTAACGAGTTTAAAGCATGCACACCAGACACTTTAAACAAAGAGTATTGTGGATTGCACCTTAATTTTGGAAAAAGAGATCAAGCAGGAATAAAAAGAAGAGGTGAGGAGATTACACTAACAGAAAAAGCAGTGTGGTATTCTCATTTAAGTTTATGGAACAAATGTAGGAAAGACAATAAAAACATTATTATAGTAGAGCACGATGCACTGCTAATACATCCCATGAAACTATCATACTTCAACAATTGTAAACCCATCGTTGCATTCGCAACCGCAGGTGTACCAGCATGCGCGAAATACTGCGAATGCACAGATTGCATTCGCACCAAGAAAAGCAGAAATATCACAGCAGGAGGTGCCTATTACCTCACACCTAAAATTGCTCGAATACTCATAAATGAAGCAGTGTCAAATATCATCACACGTAATTCTGATGGATTGATACATACTATTATGAGGAAATACGGACAAGTTAAAGGTGATCATTACAGATCATATCAACTAGTATCAACTAAGTATCGTGCCACGATAGACCATGGAGACAATTTTTTGGGCGCGGTTAATAAAGAATATATTCTAGATAGGGTTTTAAAAAATGCCGACATATGACATGATGAATGTTGAAACGGGAGAAATAACAGAGATGTTTATTTCTATTTCTAAAAAGGAAGAGATGGTAGCAAGCGGAGAATGGGAGCAAAAGATTCTTGGTTCGCCCTCTCTTGTTACTCACACCGGTAATATCATTAACAAGACTTCTGGCGATTGGAAAGATCTTTTAAAGAAAATGAAAAACGAAACCGATTCGACCAAAACTAGTGGTCTATCCGATGCTCAGATTAAAAAGCACGGGTTAGCAAAGAATACGATCAACGTATGAGAGGACCAACTGCAAAAGAAAATATGCACATTCGTCTAGACCAAATGGATACCATCGTGCCTATCACACCGCACCAAGAAGAAGCATGGAAAGCATGGAAGGAAGATAAGAACCATCTTGCTTTGACAGGTACAGCAGGAACCGGTAAGACTTTCCTTGCAATGTATCTTGCGTTAGAACAGGTGATGGACAAGAGCACACCATTTGAGACGTTACATATTATTCGTAGTGTGGTGCCCACACGTGAAATTGGATATCTACCGGGAACCATAGAAGAGAAATTGAACGCATACACCGGACCATATCGTGCGGCAACCTATGAGTTGTTTAATGATCCCAAAGCATATGATAAGTTGGTACACAACGATTATATCACATTCGAGTCTACCTCGTTTATTAGGGGCATCACATACGACAACAGCATCATATTGGTTGACGAGATGCAGAACCTAAACTTTCATGAGTTAGACTCTGTGGTTACACGTGTAGGACAAGCAACTAAAATTATGTTCTGTGGTGACTATCACCAATCAGATTTTAAACAAGAGAAGGACAAGTCGGGTATTAATAAGTTCCTCTCAATACTAGACAACATGAAACCGTTCACACATGTGAGATTCAGTTGGGAAGATATCGTGCGATCTGATTTCGTGCGAGATTACATAATGACTAAGGAATGGATGGGAATAGAATGATAAGTATTAATATCGCAACTTTGGAGGGATTAAATGGATAGGGAAGCAGTATTCAAGACACTAAAAATCGACGAGGGAGTCAAGTATGAAGTATATGCAGACCATCTCGGTTACCACACCTTTGGTGTGGGACACTTGGTCACCAACGACGACCCTGAATGGGGTTCACCGTTCGGAACCGAGGTTTCAAAAGAAAGGGTATGGGAATGCTTCGAAGCAGACCTCGACACCTCAATCAGTGAGTGTCATGCTTTATACGGCATGCGGGAGTTTAACGACTTTCCAGATGAGGTCCAACAGATCTTGGTCAACATGATGTTCAACATGGGGCGTACTCGGTTGAGTAAGTTCAAGAACATGACCAAAGCAATCATGTCGCATGACTGGGCACAAGCAGCAGTTGAAGGTCGCGACTCGCGTTGGCACAAGCAAGTGCCCAATCGTGCTGAACGACTGATGAAACGTTTGGAACAAGTCTGATGGCGCAGAACATCAGCACTAATAAAGTTGAACACAAACCAAAAGGAACTTCTATTGGTAGAGGACACTTAAACACGTCCTCTATGAATAAAAGAAAGAAAGCAAACTACAAAAAATATAGAGGACAAGGCAAGTAATATTATGGCTAAGTATGGAAGATTCGATCCTAAAAATAAAAATAGGTCGAAAGATAAGTATCGTTCAGAAAAATTTTCAGCAAGCGGTGAAGACGGATCCAAGAAACGCATTAAGATTCGACCAGATCAACTGAAAAATTTACAGGACAAGTATAACGTAAAGATGTGATATGAACAGACACCTAGCAGGGGTGTCCTTTAGAGACCCGTATTCTAAACACGAATGGACTCTGCGGGGCAATGATATATTAGTAAGAGGTACTCCGGGAGCAGGAGACTTCATGTTCTCTATGTCAACTGCCTTTTACGTTGCAAACCTTCTAGACATAAAAATCCACTTGATTTTTCATTGGGATCATGATATACTGTATGAATATCATTTTGAAGATCCAGAGTCTATATTTGAAAAAATCGAATATGTGCACAGTATGTGCTATAAACCACATCTGGTCACCTATGAGCATCGGTTCGATCATGATTTAGATTTTGGATTACAATTGTTCTCAAATCTCCATCGACGCAATTGGAAGGAAGACGATCTCATTGTACCCAAAGGTCTGAATAGTTGGAAGTTCAACGATGACCTCATGGGTATTCCAACAGTAGACAATAAAGTTACGGTATGGAGACCCAAGTTCAATGCAGAACCTGCTGCTTCTTGGAAGAGATCTTATTCCGATGAGGATTGGGAACTAGCAATAGAGTCATTAAAAGGGCAGGGATGGTCTGTTGTAGATTTGTGTTATCGAACTCCAATAAGAGACGTGCTGTATCATATGCAAACAGCACGATTCACCATGGGTTATGATGGTATGTGGCATTATTTTGCAAGAATGCTATACAAACCCACCGCATGTGTTGGTGATAGCAAAATAGTTAATGTTCATGATCCACAAGCATATCCTCTTATGAGTCCCAAAAAGGATAAGAACCGTAGTTTTACGATGCAGTCATTAGTAGACCACCTAGATAAATCTATACCTAAGTTAGATCTCAACATCAGCAAATATAAAAGACAAGTGGATCATATAATTGAAAATCGATAGGGCGGTAATTGAAGTAAACGGAGGGTGCAACTACTCGTGTAGTATGTGCCCACAAGACGTGCGTACTGGTGGCAGACACAAAGACTTCCTCAAAAAAATGTCGCTTCAAGAGTTCGAGGATAACGTGGCAGACTGTGCTCAACATGGACTGCGCGTTGTCAACCTAGATGGTTCGGGTGAAGCAACACTCAACCGAAACTTACCTAAATACATTGAGATCGTAAAGAAGTATGGTGCGAAAGCATTTATATTTTCTAACGGTTATCGCATGGAAGGTAAGTTCATGCGTGACTGTGTCGATGCTGGGTTAGACTTCTATCGTTTCTCGTGGATAGGGTATGATGTAGAAGCATATGACAAGTGGATGTATAATCGCATTGGTGGGTCGTTCGGCAGTACGTGGGACAAGGTCAAGGCAATGCGGCAATATGTAATCGACACCAACGCAGATTGTGTAGTGTCAACGTATCACCTGATTACAGACAACAGTAAAATAGAGTATGAATTAGAACATTATAAAAGGATTGTGAATGAGTTAGATGTGAAGACTGAGGTGTGGAAGATGCACAACTGGTCGGGTGTGACCGACATCAGCGAGACTGGTGTACGCCAAGGAGCAAAGAAAACTTGTGGAAGACCTTTTAGTCCTGATGTTGTTATTCGTGCTGGTGGTCTTGATGGTCAGAGAGGTGCTGTTCACCCGTGCTGTCAGGTCCTCGGCAGAGACGAAGAAGCAGTCCTCGGGCACACAAGCAAAAACACCATCGAAGAGATTTGGGAGGGTGAAGCGTATAGCAAACTCCGTGACGATCATCGATCTGGTGACTATCCTAGCTATTGCAATGATTGTGATTTTCTAGTTGATGATCCCGAGGTTCTAGTCTGGACCAATCATGATCGTGACTTGCATCACATGCATGGCACTGAGTTTGATTTGCAGGATTATAGAAATGCGAATTGATATCCTTATAACAGGACAGTTTCCAGCAAACGCAACAAGTAAACAACTCTCTGAATGTTTATACAGAATGCATCACCATTTTTATGATCATCCGAAATATGATGTGACCTTTCGATATCACACGTGGGATAGAAGTTCCATGAAGACGTTGTTAGATTCGAGTAACTATCTTTTAAAACATGCTGCTGATAACGTAGTGTATACACCGATGCCAAAAGCATATAATCCGTATAAATCTATTCCCCGTTTTGTTGACACTCCTGCATGGTCAGAACAACTTAAAAAACATGAAAAGGTAATGAGGGGAATAGACGAATCACCTCAACCTGGACATATCACCAGAGCATTACAACAAGTATCGACATGTGAACTCATTAAGACAATAGACACACCACCTGATCTCTACATCAGACTTCGATGGGATGGCATGTTGTCCTATGCTATAAACTTTGATAAGTATATTGAAGCTACGTACAAAAATAAAGTGGTTACGGGATTTTTAATAGATCATGCGCCAGAAGATAGACATTGGGATACACGAAAGAAATTAGAAACTGGTGTTTATCATATAGAAGAATCAAAGAGCACCAATCCTAAATGGCACCAAAGAGTGTTTGATGGTATGATAATGTTTGAACCACGTTTGTTCAATACAAGTGTGGTCGATCACTGGTGGAAAACCGAGAGTCTTCTTGCCGCAGAATGGGGTTGGTGGCAAATACTGTGCTATGCTAATGACAATATTGATCATGTTAATATTAATGGTGGATTGGGTATTATGCGACATATGGAAGGTAACAGACACGTCAGATGAAAAGATTGGTATATCAGGTAAAAGTAGGTGAATCAGCAAACTCTAAACTATACAGATTTTGTATTGATAGTGTTAAAGAATATTGTCGCTTACACAACATAGATCATTTTGTACAGACTCAACCGTTGTTGAGGATTGCACCAGATCCATTCATGAGCAACAGAAGTAGAGAAGCAACTTCAAAGCATGGTGGTTATTTGCCCATCTATGAGAAAGAGAACGCATTTAAATATCTGGGTGAATATGACGAGATAGCAGTAATAGATGCTGATGTGTTCGTTCGTCAGAATGCGCCCAACATTTTTGAGGCAATGGAAGAGGGCACTGCGTTCGGCGCATGTGTTGAACGAGACATGCCATTGACCAAAGACTACATCGCAAAGATTCAAAACTACTCACGCATGCAGTACCTCACACTCAAAGATGTAGATTGGGATTGGAATTTTTACGGTGCTGAGTTCATGAACATGGGTGTGATGGTGTTCAACAAGGACCTACTACCCTATCTTAATGACGAGACCCCCCGAGAGTTTCTCAATCGATTTGAGTTCAAGCGATTCATTGACGGTGATGGTGCGTGGAAGTGGAGTACGGATCAGACGTTGCTTAACTGGTGGATCAAGAAACAGAAGATTCCACATACTAAATTACCATCCGAATTCAATGGACTGTTCACCGCCAACACACAGATAACAGAGTGTGATTTTGTACATTTCTTTCTCAAAGACAAACTGCCTCACAAAGGAGAAGACTTAGCACGTCTGATGCAAATGATATGATATACATTTCACACAGAGGTAATCTCGATGGTCCTAATCCAAGCGAGGAGAACAAACCAGAATATATTGAGCATGCATTAGAGCAAAGGTACCGTGTAGAACTCGATTGCTGGGCACTAGGTGATGGCACACAGTCTCATGTATGGTTGGGTCATGATGAACCAGAGTATCGTGTTGATCTAGAATGGATGATGAAGTATCGAGATCAGTTGGTGGTGCATTGCAAGAATTCACAAGCACTCATACTCATGTCAAGCACCTTCAACTCTTTCTGGCATCAGGAAGATGATTATACACTTACTTCCAAAGGTTGGATATGGGCATACCCATTCAAACCAGCACCCTTACCTAAGAGCGCAGGAGTTGCAATCACTGTTGCGTTAGGCAAAGATTATCCATGGGAGGAAGAGGGATTTCGCGGTATATGTTCAGATTACATAGAGAGATATAAGAATGGTTAAATTAATTTTATTTGATCTTGATGGGGTTTTGATTGACACTAAGTGGATTCATTTTGCTTGTTTAAATACTGCACTTGGTGAATATGCAATCACCGAAGAAGAACATATTAACATTTATGACGGACGGAAAACAACCCAGAAGATGGAGATGTTGACTGAAAGAAAAGGTCTCCCACCAAGTCGATACAAAGAAATTTTTGATCTTAAACAAGAACTGACAATGAAAGAATTCTTGAATATCAGGTCTCGTCCTTACATAGTAGAATTATTTAAAAAACTGGTTGATGATGGTTATATGGTGGGTGTGTGCTCAAATAGCATACGTCGAACTGTTTTGACTGCTCTGGCAAAATCAGAATTGATGGAGTATTTGTCTGTCATCATATCAAATGATGATGTTAAAAATCCTAAACCTCATCCAGAAATGTACTGGAAAGCAATGTCTATGCAAGGATGTTTGCCAGAAGAAACAGTCATCGTTGAAGATTCACCACAAGGACTTGCTGCTGCTCATCGAGCAAGAGCAAAGGTCATACGAGTGTCAGCACCAGAAGACGTGACAGTGGATAACATATATTCTAAACTTACAGGAGAACAGTTTGTGACAAAATGGAAAGACGATAATGTCAACGTACTAATTCCTATGGCAGGTGCGGGATCTCGTTTTGCACAGGCAGGGTATTCGTTTCCTAAACCGTTGATTGACGTTAACGGTAAACCCATGATTCAGGTGGTTGTTGAGAACATAGGAGTGGACGCGAATTTTATATTCATCGTGCAGAAAAAGCATCGAGAGCAATTCCATCTCGACAACATGCTTCCGCTCATAGCACCCAATTGCAAAGTGATAGAAGTCGATGGCATCACCGAAGGAGCGGCATGCACCACCTTGCTCGCAAAGGAGTTGATTAACAACGAGCAACCGTTGTTCTTTGCTAACAGTGACCAATGGGTTGATTGGGACCCCATCCAGTTTATGTACGAGATGCAAGAGTCTCAGGCAGATGGTGGTATCGTGACATTCACTGCTACCCACCCCAAGTGGTCATTTGCCAAAACTAATGAATCAGGAATGGTTACCGAAGTCGCAGAGAAGAACCCAATCAGCGATGAGGCAACTGTGGGATACTATTATTGGAGGCGTGGTGCAGACTTTGTTAAATACGCAGAACGCATGATCGAAAAAGATATTCGTGTCAATAACGAGTTCTACGTGTGTCCAGTATACAACCAAGCAATCGAAGACGGTAAAGTTATACGCACTCATAAAGCAAAGGAAATGTGGGGTCTTGGTACACCTGAAGATCTTAATAGATTCATACACGACAAGTCATGAAAATAGCAATCCTCTATTCGGGACTCTACCGCAAGTGGGATGGGTGGATGCAGAACCATCTTTCCAATTTACCCAAAGGTGACATTTACCTATCCACGTGGGAAAGCGAACGTCCAAAGGTGGACGTTGATCGCATGCGATACTTTCCCGATCCAAAACCAACTTATAACTGCTATCAGGTCCCTGAGTTCATGGAAGTCCATGGTGAACATCTACAGCACAAAGGTTCTGAGATACCTCGCCTGAAAACAGGGTATTTTCAGCACCTCGCACATTGGTTGTTACTAGACTCTATCAAAAAAAACTATGACATTATCATACGCATGCGGTACGATACATTTCTGGGCAACACCGATAAACTCATGGAGTTGTGTGAGCAGTGCAATCGAGATGGTGCGAGCATTGGCATAGGCAACACCAACAGAAAAGACGACGAAAACAAATTGATGGCATTTCAACCCTTGTTGCCATTTAGAGCATCCAAACCATTTTTGCTGGATTTCATGACCATCCACAAACCAGAGGCATGCCTGAACGTATGTTCTCTGGTCGAGCAGGAGCGTATGATGCCCACCAATGCAGGTTGGCACCAGATACTGGGCATGAACGGGTTTCGAAATTACAGGGGAGCAATACAACTAAAAAGGTACATGCCATGATACAAAAACAGATTCTGATGGAAGTGGGGATGAGCGATGGGTTTGACACTGCTCGCATTCTAGATCGATTCGGAAACAAGATGGAACTGCACGGGTTTGAACCCGTACCCGCAATGTTCGAGCATACGAACAAGAGGTTTGCGGAGAACCCCAATGTGTTCGTTAACCCACAAGCAGTAGACCTTGTCGATGGTACCGCAAATTTTAACCTGAGTTTTAATGAACCGGATGCGCGATTCACCGATGGTACTGGACGCAAGATCCACCCATATGGGTGCAGTAGTTTATTCGAGTTTGCGGATAACATCCATGATGTGTGGCAGGGCAGACCTGATTTTAACGTTCAGGAAAGAATTGAGGTAGAAACTACTCGACTCGATACTTACCTTGACAACATAGAGTTTGAGGAGATTGCATTCATTCACGTGGACGCACAGGGCAACGACATTAACGTGCTCAAGAGTATGGGCAAATATTTGAAGAGAGTGAAAACGGGTGTCATCGAGGTTGCCGCAAAGACGCAACTGTACAAGGGCACCAACAACACACTTGCAAACGCAAGGCAATATCTCAGGGGTGAGGGATTCTACGTGACCACAAGCAACCCCCAAGGACACGAAGCAGACGTGCATTTCAGCAGGAGTCCTGTGTGAACATAGCAGTGTTTTACTCTGGTGTGCCGCGCACGAACGAGAGTTTCATTCGTTGCAACACATCTGTAAAAAAACATTTCCCAGATGCTGATTACTATTATGCTACGTGGTGGTCCAAGGCACACCTGATCCCACCCAATTTAGATTGTTTGTTGCTAAAAGAACCCCATATACACTACCACCCTCTGGTTGATGTGCCAATAGAAAATTTGCAATTCAAACAGAGGTCACTGAGGGAACGATGTTTGAAAGATCCGGAATATCGTGAACGCACCCAGCACCACACCAAGCAGATATTGGGACATGCCCAGCAACTCAAGAGCATAGAGAAGCACTATGATCTGATTGTGCGAGTGAGATATGACACCTACCTATCACACAAGGTAGACCTCACAAAATATGTCAGAGAAAGTGTCAAGCAAAATATCGCAATAGGGTTTGGTACACGCACATCACGTCACCGCAACCTGTTCGAGTTATATGAATTACCAAAGGTTCAACCAAAGGGGTTTGCCGACAACCAAGATTGGTATAAGTATCTTATGGATCCAATGATCATGCACCCACCCGCGAAATTCAACCAAGAACTCTGCCAAGAATTGCACGACACAAAATTGTTACAAGTAGCAGAGAATGGGTGGTATCAGGTACTGAGTGAAGACGATGACCACCTGTGTGTATATGGTGGCGCACAAATTGAGAAATATCTGGGGACCACAATATTATGAGAGCAAAAATCATCACATTATCAGACGATAAAAACTCGTTTGAACTTGCAGACAAATGCATTGATTCAAGTAATCATTACAAGAACAATTTCGTCATTGACAAATACCTAGCAACTGACGCAGATAATGTAATCGACCAATTCAAAGAACATAACCTTAAATGGAATTATCCATGGACCAAAGGGCATCTTGACATACAGAGCGGGTTATATAAAACTCCATACGAAACTGCTGAACCCTCCAAACGCATGGCATGCTTCATGTCTCATTACCGACTGTGGAAACAGTGTGCCGAAGAACAAGAGGAGTATATGATATTAGAGCATGATGCTATATTCACTCGCCGTTTGGATTTAGAAGAATTGATAGACAAACACAACATCATCTCACTCAACGATCCTCGTGGAGCAACTCGGAAGTCTGCTGTTTACCATAACATGTTGCACCAAGGCAGATGGTCCCATGGTGTCGCAGTGATGTATGCTCCATGGATAGACGAGAACAGGCAGATACCACAAGGATTACCTGGAAATTCGGCATACTATATAACACCAATAGGAGCACGAACACTCATTGAACTGGTGCGTCATTTCGGTGCATGGCCAAACGATGCTATCATGTGTAAGCAACTGATGCCACGCATGCTCGGGTGCCTTACTGACTACGCAACCACCATACAACCATCAATATCTACGACCACGAAATGAAAGCATATGTTATAACCATTATGGATTTACCTGCCTCTGTTGCTGCTGCTAATAGGTGTATCAAATCATTCGAACGTACTAATAAACATATTACTGTCGAGAAATGGAGAGCAACAACTCCGAAAGATCAGATATACTCATTATTTAAAAATAAAGGTATCGAAAGTCAATATTTCAATGAAAATGGCGGATCATATGTTAAAAATTGTATGTCTGCTTTCATGTCTCATTTTAGATTATGGGAACAGAGTGTAATTCTAAACGAAACCTTACTCATATTAGAACACGATGCTGTTGCTGTGAATTCTATACCAGAAAATTTTGATAAACTATATCTCTATGGCACTAAACAAAAACTGCACATTGTCAACTTTGGACACCCTAGTTATGGTCAGTTTCAACAACCGCCAAAAATGGGATTTCAACCGCTTGTGTCCAAAGGATACTTTCCTGGTGCTCATGCTTATTCAGTATCACCCGAAGGTGCTCAAAGTCTTATTGAACATGCAACTCAAACCGCAATGGCGGGTCCAACTGATGTATATTTGAATATACAGAATTTTCCATGGTTACAAGAGTATTATCCATGGCCAGTAGAAGCAAGAGACAACTTTACCACTATTCAAAGAGATGTTGGGTGCAGAGCAAAACATAATTGGAGTGATACGTATGGCATCATACAAGTACCCTAGAGCATTTGTTACAGGGTGTGACACAAAAACAGAATGGCAGTTGAAGTGGTTTCTTAAAAATTATGTGAAACATAATACTCTTCCCATCGTACTTGCTGATTTTGGCATGTCATCAGAGACGAGAGCATGGGCATATCAGGTCAGTGAATTTGCTGATGTGATTGATATACCCAAACAAAGAGCAAACGGTTGGTTTTTGAAACCAAAAACGATGCAACTCGTCGATAGTCATGAAACAGTGTGGTTGGACACTGATATACACGTTCTTGGTGATCTATCTGGCATTTTTAAATTTATAGAAAATAACAAAATTGGCATGGTAGAAGACAAACCATGGTCAAAAAGACGCGGTGAAACGTGGCACAATTCTGGTGTCATTGCGATAAGAGATAAACCCACAATTTTAAATGAGTGGGTAAGATCTTGTATAGATAACCCTAAGCAAGGTGATCAGGAAGTGTTGCACGAAATCCTGAAAGAATCACCATTAAAACGAGTATCCAACATCACAGATCTGCCTAACATATACAATTGGTTGCGTATACAATTATTAGACGGAGAAGACTCACCGAATAAATTGTGTATGCATTGGACAGGACTGAAAGGTAATATGCAAATTGAGAAAATGATTTATAATGAGCAGTAAAGAAATTCATGTTTTAGGAAATGGTGATAAAGCATCATATTATTTGGAAGAACCGAGGATAGGCACTAAAATATTGTGCAACATGCCACCCTTCGAAGTTCCTGCAAAAGAAGTCTATGCGACTTGCATGGTAGATTTTAAAATGATGGCAGCACTCACTGCTGGTGAAATAGCAATTGATCAATATAATTGGGTGCTAGGAACACGACCTCGCATTTGGATGAATTCTCGACACGCATTTTATATGAAATACGCACCCAACATCAAAGAATTCTACACACACGTTCCAAAATATGCGGGAAATGCCACTAATTTTAATTGTGGGCATATGGCAGTACACTACACCGCAACTAAATTCAAACCGGATGTTATTCATCTATATGGATTTGATACCATATTCGATTTTAATATGAGGTCAATCACAGATGTGTATCTCTCATCGGATCGAACAGACACCAACAATTATCGCTTGCTGAATAATTGGAGACCTATATGGCGGGACATATTTCGAGAATTTCCCAAGACAGAATTCGTATTTCACCACAATCATGACTCATTTAAGATTCCAAAGCTTGACAACATGCGAGTAATGTTATATAATAAACCTTTAAGTACTCACCAATCGCGTGTCGATCAGTCTGATATATCTGATGGTCGCGGTATGGATCAACAAAAGGTTACCCCGCGTGTTTAAACATGATAAAATAGATCTAGGTTATACTGACATGATCGCACACACCACAGAAAATGGTCGTGTGTACGAGCATCCAGTGGAGCGTAAAAATTACCCATCCATCACCACAGTGCTATCGATTCTTTCCGAAGATTCAATAGCAGCATGGCGTAAGAAGGTAGGTGACAAAGAAGCAAACAAAGTATCTGAAATTGCATCACGGCGAGGTACTGCCGTTCACGAATTCATTGAAAAATATATTGACAATACGTCAATGGAAGATTTGAAAGCAGAATTCAACCCAAATATTATACAATCATTTCTCACAGTAAAGGATGTGCTAGATGAACGAATCGGAACAGTGTTCGGACAGGAGCTTCCGTTATACAGCGATCACCTTGGCGTTGCTGGGCGTGTTGACTGTGTTGCTGAGTTCGATGGGAAATTATCCATCATCGATTTCAAAACCAGCAGAAAACCTAAGAAGCGAAACTGGATCGGACAATATTTCATGCAAGAAGCAGCTTATGCCATCATGTGGGAAGAACGCACCGGAATGCCAATTACCCAACTCGTTACCATAGTTTCCGTAGACGAGATGACGTTCAATGGGTCACCCGGACAGCAAGTTTTTGTAGAGCACAGAGATACACACACAACCAAATTACTGGAAACCATTGATGAGTACAAACAACGCGATCAGGTCAGCAACGCATTATTTGCATGAAGAATTAGAAGAACAACCTTTTAATGTAAAAATGTTCGAAGGCAATCAAACAGACGAAGAACGTGCTGTTTATCTCATGTCAAACATTGAAATATTCTCTGTTCTAGACTTGTGTGTTGATCCTTCTATTCGACGTTTGCCCTATCTAGAAAACGATCTAGCACAACTTCGCGCATTTTGGTGGGCAGAACCGTCTCACATTGCTATTGCCTATGCTACCTATCTCAAAAATGTCTGTTCTGATGTTCGAGCACATATCTACCTGAATTATATGGGGTTCATGTATGGTGGGCAAATTATGAAACAAAAATATCCTACCACTGCTTCTGCGTATCAATTCGAGCAGATAGTTGCTAAAAGACAATTGGTTCGAGATCGGTATTGTGAGACCTATGATGCTCCTCTTTATCGACCTTACATTGACGAGGTAAAAATCGGTTTTAAATGGCATATCGCAATATCAAAAGACCACTTAGAGATGACTAGCCATGATATGGGATGAATTTATTGATTTCAGCAAATATGCTCAGATCATGATGGAAGGGCATTGTGATCGACCCACTATCACACAAAATGGACCGCACACGGATATTCGATACACCTCGAAAAAGACCGATCTCGCAAATATATCCATCATCGACTGCCGCGACACCAAAAAAATGTGGATGATGCATATTGCCTGTTTCTCAAAAGACGATTATCCCATGCCCATATACGGGTTTGATATCATTTGTGGCAAGAACAAAGTCACCGGATGTTTTCATGACATGTCACCAGTCTCCAAAAACTACTCCCAAGCATCCAAAGATTTCATCACCAACGTAACCCCCTATATTCCCAAACGCACACGTGCATTACCCCCTTGGGCACGGGAAATATTCTCCCCTCATATGGTAGTTGCTGGTGCAACCGATGACCCCAAAGAGATCAAAAACCTCGTTCACATGGGAAAAGAAAATCTTCACGCATGGTTCAAAGATCTTGACACTCTCATGAATACCACCGTTGATTGGGTACATCTAAAAGACTATAAATCTAATCGATCTAAATATTGTCGAAATCAACTCGAAAACACCAACTCAAAAAACGTCATGATATCCCTTGGACTAGAACCCGATTATGTCACACAATTCAAAAAACAACAGTTCCCGTATTAAGAAAGCACTATGGTACACACTCGGGATGATATCTCTGGTTTTTGCTTATATCGGATTTGTCACACCCGGTATTCCATTCTCAATATTTCTTGTATTCTCTGCATATTGTTTCTCGAAGTCATCAAAACGTATGCATGATTACCTGTATAATCACAAACATTTTGGACCATTTCTCACAAACTTCGTAGAGAAAAGAATCTTTCCAACCAAAGCAAAATATGCCATGGTCACTGTGATGTCTTCCTCACTACTCTTTCTATGGTTCACAACGTATAATCTCAACGCACTGCTATGGTCAACAATTTTCATGACAATGGTTGCAACCTACTGCTGGACACAATATCCAGGATCCGAAGAGGAATATCAAAAAAGAAATGAAAACTAAAATAGTCAAAGGTTGGACTCTTCTTCATGATGAAAAAGATCTTGCTTATGATGATTATTCACTCGAATCTCTGCAATGGCAAAAAGGAATGTTCTATAGCGCAATGAGTTATGTTCAAAACTTTCGCACCTGTATTGATATTGGATCATCATATGGAGCAGCAAGTAATATTTTTGCCAGAAACTTCGATCATGTACACGCAATAGAAATGTATTCGCCTTTTATAGAATGTGCGAAAATAAATAATCAACAGTATAATAACATTACTCATCATAACTATGCCATACATGAGGTTGAGGGTTCGACTCGTGTTAAATCAGCATTATGGGGGGGTTATACTTCTCTTCATCCATTTCCGGAATCACTTAAATCAGGGAATTATGTTGAAAGAGATGATGAAAATTTCAGAGTGCCGGTAACGAAGTTTGATAGATTTGCTTATAGATACGATATTCAAAACATTGATCTTATTAAAGTCGATATAGAACAATCAGAAAATTATTTCGTGTCTCATTGCAATGATATCTTACAACGAGATAAACCTGTGGTGATAATAGAAATCTTTAGAAGATCGGGTACACTTAAAGAAATAATGGAAAGGTTCACCGAAAAATATGACTATGTGCTTGTTAATCGTATAAGAAATGACTATATTTTAGTACACAAAAAAGTTGTTGCTCAAGGGTATACCCAATCAATAAACACGGAACACGTGTTTCGTAGAATGCAGTAATTATGAATTATGTTTCATAAACTATACAATGTACACTATGAGAAACAAATTATGGGATAATGTGGGTAATTGTGGGATTGAGTATATCTAAATAAACAAATTAGGATATGTGCGGAGACCCTACCTAGTTATCTATCGCAACTTAATTTCCCCCACACCTCAAAAATACTTGACACAAATTCCTATATGTGGTAAGATGTTATCATCACATTATGGAGTTTCCCTATGCGAGTACGTCAAGAAATCACTATCTGGGATAAATGTAACTATCCCCAAGCAAATCACATATACATCACCGAGGGCACAAACCTCATCGGATACGTCCCTGTGGGGTCCTCTGAGGCGATTTACTTCTCTGCCCCTAAGAAGCAGTGGTCAGTTTCTCGAAGAAAGTTTCGTGACCTTACAGCAGCAGAAAAGAGAAAAATAAAGCTTGACAGATCCGCATAATCGCGGTATAATGCTCCTCATAATGCGACGAATAGTCACACATTACCGAAGGAAACATGAAGAAGTGGAATATAATGTATTCCCACAATTCACTTGTATTATTCCGAAAAGTATCTTATAATATGATTTTAAACGATGAGGAATTAAATTGAAAAACGTTTCTATAGAAACTCTTAAGAATGCACCTAAAGGTGCTCCTGTGATGCAAAAAGCAGGTAAAGATGCAAAGTTGTTAAGATTTGCTTTGAAGATAGCAAATTCACAGGAGAAAGTGTAATGACTAAACGGATTACTGATTTTGACACCTATGCTGAGTACGTTGCTGATCGTGCAGCAAAGAAACAGGAAGTTATTTCAGAGTTTTTGTTTGACGCATTGAAGAATGCTGAGATCTGGGATGAAATTCCTAGAACTGCTGAGGGATTTTCTGAGTTCGAAGCTTCTTGGAAAGCATTTGAGGTCAAGGATGATTCCTTGAAATTAGATTCATCTAAACCCGCATACATTGTGAGGACTGTATAATATGAGAAAATATTCTAATAATGAAGTAGGTGGTGTGTATAAACGTCCTGTGTATAGTGGTGAGGACTTTGATCACAGTTTCATGAAAGGATTGTGTGATGCGGTAGTGGGTGTGTTAGGTATCTTCGCACTGTGTTTCGCATTGGTTCTGGTGTTGTGATGGGATAGACACCCCCCCCCTCTTTGTATAGAAATGAGGTTGGGAGTCCCGTTTCCTTTACCCAAGATCGATGGAACCAGCGGGGTTACTTTATGGGTCCCTTTTTATAATTTTTTTTTCCGGAGTAAATTTTTGTCATGAATGCTTTTGAGTTGAATACCGTGTATACGCGTGAGATGAAAGATATATCGTTTGATCTCGTTCCTATGGAATCATTGATTAAGTTGTTCAAGGATGGTAGACATGCTAGTCATATTCTGGAGTTGTGGTGCACATCATTTTTTGATTGTCTGATACCCGATAATTCTAAGAACCATGACTTCATTGATACGCGTACTGGGCAAACAGTCGAGGCAAAGACCTTTACTCCCAAGGGTGGATGTAAGTTTATGCCTAGTCGTATGCTGGGGCAGGGACGTGTATTCATAGAGGAAGAAGCACATGCAGTTGTGAAGTCTAACATATACTGTATTGCAGACATTATTGATATGCCTGTTGTGCGATTCATCTTTATAGAAGGTAGTGAGTTGCTGGAAAGATATCCATCATGTAAAGTAAAGATATCCGAGAGGAATGATTTATTTGACATGTTTTCTAATCCTACTATTGACATCTGATTTAAAATGTGTATAATTAATATATCGTCTGTAATAATACATTCGGTATAAACTAAAATAATGGAGTACGATACTCCGGAGTATACAATATGAAAGTTAATCAATTGATCAATAATGATCCCATCCTGTGTGACCTAGCAACAAACAATAAAGTCTTTTTCAAAGAACAGAAGTTAGACGTGAAAAGAGCAAAAATTGAATGCACGGTCGAAGAACTGTTAGACATGGAAATCTCAAAAGATTTGCAACGTGTTCTACAAGCTAATCGTGTACGAAAATATCTAACCGAAATGGGTTATGATACGCACTTGGTTAAAGATATTGTTGTTTCTGCTAGACCTGATGGAACCAGAAAGATCCTTGATGGTCAACATCAAACAGTCATGGCAATTATCTGTTATGGATTGAAAGAGAGTGATAGAAAATTTTCTGTTACACAGTTTGAATATCCAGCAAGTGCAACCCTTGATCAGATTAGAGAATTTGAAGCAGTCTATTATCAGGGCAGTAATCAAAACATCTCTAAACTGAATCATCCCGAAATCCTAAAAGCAGGATTGATCTATGGTAATCCCGAGAGCGTATACTGCTATAATCTCCTCGAAAAGATGAACCTTCGAGTCGGAGATTTTGGTCCGGTTGATGGGAAACCCGTGAAAACGTCTCCCATGTTATGGAAGGCATTTGGATGGCGCGATGGAATGAGTTCTGAACAAATGAGAGAACGTGAGGAACAAGTGATGGAGGCATTCGATAAGTATAGCGAAGTCTGGAGCGGTGAAAAAACACTGTATGCCGGTGTGCTATGCACTCTGATGCAATGGCAGGTAGTGTGTGAAAAGTACCTCACAGCAACCAAGGGTCGAACAGTATGGCAAGAGTTTACTGCACTCGATAAACCTATGAGTCTGGGAATGGCAACAACACCTCAAATGGTCCATCAGTTTTGTGGAAGCGGTCTTGATTGCTCGAAGCGTGGTGTTGCACATTTAATCAGTCTCTACAAGAAGTTCGGAGCACGAAACAATGTATCCCCAACACTAGGAATCGGTTCGTTGGATATCGAGAACCTTACCGAAGCAGGTTTGGTATTTCCCGAATTAATCGAAGGAAACTCATGAGTAAACTGTTAGTTCCGAAGAAAAACGCACCCGAAGCAGATATTGTCTATACTCCTAAGAGTACTGCGATAGACATCATTCGGCATTTTTCTCCCCGAGGCAGGGTCCTAGACCCTTGCCGAGGTGAGGGTGCATTCTATGACCACTATCCGGTCGACTGCGAAAAAGACTGGTGCGAATTGAGCAAAGGCAAAGACTTCTTTCACTACAAAGAACATGCTGACTGGATTGTTACAAATCCACCATGGAGTAAGATCAAAGAATTTCTGATTCATTCGATGCATCTTGCGAATGACATCGTGTATCTGATTACAATTAATCATTATACGACAAAAGCAAGATTACGGATTATCAAAGAAGCAGGATTCGGTATCAAAGAATTCTATTGTATTAAGACTCCTCCTAAACCATGGCCTCAAAGTGGTTTTCAAACTGCGGCAATACATATATCTAAAGGATATGATGGTCCAATTCAATTAACAGGTAATATAGGATAATACGCGTATGTACGAATACAGAACAAAATTAATTAAAGTTGTCGACGGAGATACGGTCGATGTAGATATCGATCTGGGGTTTGGAGTCTGGTTGCGAGACGAGCGAGTTCGTATCATGGGTATTGATACACCCGAAAGTCGAACCCGTGATAAGGTAGAGAAAGTATTTGGTAAGGCAGCAAGTAAACGATTGAAAGAGTTGCTCGGTCCTAAACCCGTATTGAAAACACAAGTTGCCCGAGACGGCGAAGACATGAAAGGCAAATTCGGTCGGATCCTTGGTGACTTCGATGTATATGACGCGGAGAACGATGCGTGGAGACCCGTCACATCAGTTATGTCTGAAGAAGGTCATTGTGTGCCTTACTACGGTGGCAGTAAAGAAGAAACTCAAAAACAACATATGAGAAATCGTCGTAAGTTGATTGAGGCAGGTGTGGTCGATATGACCTTTGAAAAAGCAGGAGTAAGTGAAAGTGGTACTGAGTGAAATTTTAAAAGACGAGTTCGTAGATCAATTGATTGCAGAAGAACTTAAATGGCAACTAGAGAATAGTGATGGTATGGATGATTCTCTTATAAGTGCGATGCATACCGTAATCTCATATTATAGTGTACCAGGAACTTATATGGAAGGAGCTTATGACCAATAATTATAGGGCAGAGAATATAAGCTCCTTTTTATCCTTGGTCGAAGAGCATTTGGGTAACTCTCGCGAGATTAGAAGTATCTTTGATATCGGATCTTGCCATGGTTTGGAATCAGCACTATTCTCTGAGATCTATGAAAATGCTGCTATCGAAACGTTCGAAGCAAACCCTGCTCAGATTCCTATTATCGAGAAAAATTTAACAGATTGTTATAATGTCTCATTAAATTCAGTTGCCGTGAATGATTATGATGGCAAGTGTAAATTCTACCCCATAGACAGGGTTGTTTCTCGGTCTGTATGGTTTGATTCAAACCAAGGTGCAAGTAGTTTATATCGCACGAATGGCAGAGAGAGTGAAATGGGAGAACACTATGTTCAGAATGAAATTGAGGTTTCGTGTACTCGTTTAGACACCTTCTGTGAAAAGAAGAACATAAAAGGTCCTCAGATTATCTGGATGGATCTTCAAGGAGCAGAGTTAAAGGCATTGAAAGGTCTGGGAGAACGAATTCATGATGTTGAGTTTATATGGACAGAAATAGAAATTGAACCGTTATATCACGATCAAGACCTGCTCAAAGATATAGACCCTTGGTTGCAAGACCATGGGTTTTATATGAGAGGAAAGTCCCTCGCAAAAGACAAAAAAAGTGGTGATTTTATTTACGTAAGGAAAATATAGTATGACATGCGAAGTTAATTTAATAGGCATGACCTCCCCAAGCGCAATTACAGGATGCCATACCGCATCCGATCTAGTTGCATATGCTGCTCGGGTTAGTAATCCTAACAACCAAAACAACACCAAAACAGCAAGTAAGTTACTGAGATATCTCATTAAAGAAAACCATTGGAGTCCGTTTGAGATGGTGAGTGTTACCATGGAAATTAAGACTACCCGTGACATTTCACGGCAGATATTACGGCATCGATCCTTCTCATTTCAAGAGTTTAGTCAACGATATGCCGTCTCAGAGTCGTTTGTAACGACCCGTGAGGCACGTAAACAGCACCCTACCAATCGTCAACTGAGCGAGAAACACGAGGATCCAGAGCGTCAGAAGACTGCTCAACACGTGTTTAACGAGATGCAAGCAGAAGTCAGTAGAGTTGCAAAGGACTATTATGAGATGGCACTCAACAGTGGTATCGCAAAAGAACAGGCACGAGCACTGTTACCCGAGGGTCTCACCGAGACAACCCTCTATATGTCTGGTACGCTTCGATCATGGATTCACTATTGTGATCTAAGACGAGGACACGGTACTCAGGCAGAGCACATGGATGTTGCCGATAAAGTATGGAGTATTCTCGGAACACATTTTCCGGATGTAATAACAGCAGTGGAGGAACTCAATGACTGATGAAATATTTGATTTCGGATTTACTGCGGTAACCGAAGAAGAATTAGAAGTTGTTCAACAAGCAAAGGAGCAAGCAGAAGGTCACCTAGACACCTTCGAGCGACTAAGCAAGTTGTATAATACAATACAACCGTTGCTTAACAATCTAAAAGCAAATCCAGAGAAAGATTACATATACTGGCCAAACCGTATGGAAAAGGTCGAAGAATTCTCTGATTTGTTAGATAAAATTTATAATGGGTAATTTGTATGAATAGTAAAAAAGCAAAGTTGTTTCGTAAAGTGGGTAAAATCATTGACAAAAAAGAAAAAGCAATGTATAATAGTTTAAATCATCGCGATAAAGGTATCTTGTCTGGGATCTACCGTCATATCGTAGAAGTCAATGCAGATGCATTAAAGGAACAACAAAAGAGGCAATAAATTGAACGTTTTCTATTTACACGAAGATCCTCGTGTCTGTGCAGAAATGCACTGCGACACGCATGCATCTAAAATGTGTGTCGAATATGCTCAGCTTATGTCAACTGCTCATAGAGTTACTGACGGTAAGTTGTGGTACGGCAGAACTTCGAATGGTCGTAAAATTGCACGGTACTTTTTAAATGATGGCGAACTAAATGATTCGCTATACAAAGCATCGCACATTAACCATCCATCTAATATATGGACAAGATCTAGTTCATCTAACTATCTTTGGTTGTATGACATGTGGTGTAACTTGTGCTCAGAGTTTGAATACCGTTATGGTAAACGCCATAAATCATTTGTTGATCTAGAATTATCACTATTGATGCCGCCAATGAATATCAAAGAAGATGCGTTCGCAGAACCACCTCCTGCAATGAAAAGTTTTCCTGACTGCATTGTAAAAAATGATTCAATAGCATCATACAGAAATTATTACTGGCAAGCAAAACGAGACTTTGCCAAGTGGACTAAACGCGATAAACCGGAGTGGTGGAATGAACGGGAAAGGATCGAAACAAAGACCTCTGTCTGTATCACAGAATAAATTTGACGCACAATGGGATCTTATCTTTGGAGGTAAGAATATGAAATATCATCGTAAGGAGGTTACCATCTCAGAACCTATATCAAGGCATATGTCTGCCAACGGAAAGAATGAAGCAGTTGTTATTAAGACGGAACGCGGATATGTTGTAGAATTATATGAACAGTCACGATACATTCGAACTGTTGATTGTACTTCACATTCAGTTAACTGGGCAGAAGACGTTGCCGAAAACTACGCACTAGGAATTCACATACCATGAAAATCGTAGTTGCGGGTTATGGTCCCGTTGGGCAAGCAGTACACCATGCACTAGAACAACTGCCTAGTGAGCAGGATGTCTTTATTGATGATCCTGCAAAGGGTTTCAACTATTATCGAGATGAACAGATCGATTCTCCTGATGCGGTTGTTATTTGTGTTGCGACACCTGCTCTTCCTGACGGTCAGTGCGACACGTCTAACGTTGCAGCAGTGCTCGACAAGTATTACACACTAAACGCTGACACTAAGTTTCTAATCAAGTCAGCAGTGGACCCCGTGTGGTTGACCGACATTCACTATACTGCTATTATCTCGTCTGGTACGATGGATTCAATTCTTGATATACATTACAACCTGACATACTCGCCCGAGTTTCTTGGTTCGTCTAATATGCATCGATCTACCGAAGAAGAGTTCATGAAACAAACTTTTGCGATCTACGGTGGTGATGACTGTCGGTTCTGGGACGAGTTGTTCAAACCAGTTTTGCCTGAACTGAAAGAAGTTCGTTACCTGTCATTAGAACAAGCAGCATTCTCTAAATATGTTGAGAACTGTTTCTTAGCAACCCGAGTTACATTCTTCAATGAGATGTATAGCATTTATAAAGAGTGTGGGTTTGAGGGTTTCGATGGTATGATCGATGCTATCGCACTTGATCCTCGCATCGGTAAATCTCATTCACAGGTTCCAGGACCAGACGGTAAGTTTGGATACGGTGGGCATTGTCTGCCGAAAGACATGTCGGCTTTGAGATATATCACTAAAAGTTCACCTTTGCTAGATGCAATCGTAGATGCAAACGAGGAATATAGATGCCAAAGGTAAAAAAATCTGCTCCGAGAAAAGTTAAAACGCTTATTGCTGAACCAAATTGGGAAAAGTTTTCTAAGGCAAAAACAGAAGAAAAGCAAATTGATGCATATAATGCGGTAACTGATTTTACTCATTATGAAGTATCAGAAAAGGAACAAGTAGCAAGTCTTAAAAAATGGATACGTAAAGTTTCAGGATGGGATTTACACGAAGAAACTAAAATTCTTCCTGATGTGTATATGACATCATTTGCGAAGTATGGGTATATCCAAGAAAAACTCGGGTTCATGCCAACAAAGGTTTATGATAGTCTAAATTCTAATCTCAAACCTTTGTTGCTTAGAGCAAATGAGTTGAGAGAAGCAATGGGAACGGAACCTCTTACCCATCCTTCTCTTGCAGATTTGGACGATGACCATTTTCTAAGCGAAAAGAAAGTGAGAGAGTGGTTAGAGGTGTGGAAAAAATATGTTTCCGCAAATAAAAAGGACCATGAAAGTAAAGATTCCGATAGAAGACTGGCATTACAGTCGGCAGAAACATACGTCTTGAATATGAGGACATATTTAAAAACCGGTGTTTGGAACGATCTTTTTTACGGTGAAAATCGAGAGTACAAAATTAAATTCGTATGCACCTCTCCTGCTTACGATTTAGACGGTATGATTAAAAGAACACCCGGAACTTTTTATCCTGATATAGGACAAACTTGGACTAAGGAATTTGAAATATGAAATTAAATAATCTTATGCTCACCAAACAGAAATTTGGTAAAATGTTAGTTCAAGTTGTGAAAGAAAAACAAATGAGTTATTTAGACGCGGTTCTTCATTTATGCGAAGAGAGTGGTCTTGATCCACAGGACGTTAAAAAATATTTGTCTCCTGCAATCAAGACTAAAATTGAAGCTGAGGCAACCAAATTAAACCTTATGGTAAATAAAAACAGAAGTATGGAACTTGAATGATTGTTGATATGAACATTGATAGAATCAGGTATCAAATACTTGATAAATTCATGTTTGATGAGTGTAACCTGTACCAAGAAACGTGGATACCTATGCATAAATGGTATCACAATGTTTTGTTGTCAGATTACAGCGAAGAATTGTCTAATTATGTGAAAGAAAATAAATATACTGTCGATGCCTTTGGTGTTCAATGTTTAAGTTATGTAAACGAATTCAAAACTCTTCCTATTGAGTATTTGGCAGAAAATTCATGTGATAGAGCAAACAAAACTCTGTTGATTCCGTTAAACGGAGCAGTTGAAAACTCAAAAATACACTTTTATGATATTCCGACAGATATTGAAGATCCTTATGAAGCAGTTGATATGCATATCATGAGGAACAAAGAAATTCTCAATCAAAATTCTAAAAAAACAGACCAACAGTTAATAGAACATTTGTTTGATCTGGATGACATAGATAAGTATGATGTAACAAAAAGGTTAAACCTTCCATATTGGATTATAGATAGGAAACCTATACTAACTTGTCTATTAAAAGATAATGCAATACTATACGATAATAAACTGTCTTACACAGTAGATCATTACGTACCAAAACCAGATTTCGTAACTTTCAATAACATAATTACTTTTACGGTTAAACTGTCACATGAAAAATGACCCATTTGTGCCTAACACGCATTTTGCGGTATCTCTACCTGACAACAATTGGGTAGAGGAAGCAAGAGCAAGTGCATGGGGTATGAGAAGAGCAATGTCTTCTTATGAAACCATAGGCGATAGGCAATCACACGGTTTTTCTGTATACAGATGGATGCCCGTTAACAACGATAAACATCCAATAACAGATTGGGTGCCTTCATTGCAATCGTGGTTAGATGAAAAACAAGTAGAGGTTAGTTGGTGGACTATTAATTGTGTTCATCTGCCTACACGTTTAGATAATGCCATTCATATTGATAAAGACGGTGAGTTCTGGGAACCATGGCCAGAAGTCGATTACGAAGAACCGATGCATTGTAGTGTATCTTTAAACCTTCCATTAGATGATAATAAAGGTATAGATTATTTAAATGTTTATCGTTATCGATTTGACGAAACTAATGCTAAAACATATCATGAGGCAAGTTTGAAAACTGCATTTGATGTTAAGGTTAAACCTGCTGGTGCATTGGTTCATGGATATTATAAGCATGAAGATGTAGACTTAGAAGTAAAACTGACCAATGTCAGTAACACCCCATTTTTGTTAAATGCAAGACAACCACACTTGCTAGTTAAAACTGGATTTGCACCTAAAAGAAGATTGATGATTAGGTTCAAAAATAACCCCTACCATATAATATCTTGACAAATCAAATTTTTTATGCTACTATATACTAGTATATTATGAATAATGTGAAATACACTGAAAATACACTGTAATACAATACAAGGAAAACAATATGTCTTTTGAAGCATTAATGAAGCGCGATCGCGCAGACGAACTGTCCCGATTAGTTGCCGCCGCAGGTGATAACGATCAACAGAAAGCAACAAAATCCTATGTTGACGAACGTCAATGGAAACCCACCGTAGATAAAGCAGGAAATGGTTATGCCGTCTTGCGATTCCTACCCGCAATTGAAGGTAACGATCTCCCATGGGTTCGATACTGGGATCACGGGTTTAAGGGACCAACTGGTCAGTGGTACATTGAAAAGTCTTTGACTTCGATTGGTCAACAGGATCCGGTATCCGAAGCAAACTCAAAACTCTGGAATTCCGGAGATGAGCGAGACAAGGATATTGCTAGGGAACGAAAGCGTAGACTACACTATGTGTCCAACGTTTTAGTTGAGAGCGATCCCGGTAATCCCGAAAACGAAGGTAAGGTGATGTTATTCACCTATGGTAAAAAGATCCATGATAAAATTATGGACGCAATGAATGGTGATGGGTACGATGAAAAACCTATGAACCCATTTAATTATTTTGATGGTGCCTCCTTTAAACTTAAAATTCGTAAGTTCGAAGGATATCGTAACTATGATAAGTCTGCTTTTGATAGTCCATCAGCAATATCAGAAGATAAAGATTATTTAAAATCTTTATACGATGCCTCATATGATTTAAATGAGTTCTCTGATCCAGAAAACTTTAAGTCTTATGCTGAACTAGAAGCACGTCTACTGATGGTCCTTGGTCAAGCAGTTGCTTCCGATTTCGCAGATACGGCGGTGGTTGAACCTTCCCCTGTGATGAAGTCGGCACCAGCACCCTCAGTCGCATCATCAGATGACGATGACACAATGTCTTATTTTGCTAAGTTAGCAGAAGAGGATTAGGATCGTTGTTCCACCGTGCTACTGCCGTAAAACAACACTAGGGACCTTCGGGTCCCTTTTTATATCCCCTGAGATTCTCTCTCTTCTTTTACCGTAAAATATGCGGCACGAAAATCACCCGTTGGTGCTAGATACGTAACTGTATCGCCATCGACGATTGCTACACTATCTTTGCCGTTAGCTTGTGCTTGTTGAGCACTAGATAAATCAGATATTAAAACTGATCTGGGATTAGCACTTGCTTTTGCTCTGGCATTAGCAGGTAAAGAAGATAACACAAAAACTGCGGCACTACGACCATGACCCGGACTATGTGACATTATGCACCGCCTCCACGTTGTCGTTTCCTTGGTCCTTTAGGATTACTTCCACTAGCAGCAACTGCATGTACGTTAGAAGTGCTGGCATCTGTTGTATTAGTAGTATTAGTGGGTGCATTGACCTGAACTATTCCACCGCCTGATGCATCAGATTTTTCTGCTGCGACCTCTGCTAATTCTTCTTGTTGTCCTTCTCGTTTACCATAGGTTACACCATTCGTAACCATTCCTTTGAGATCTTCTGCAGTGTTGCCACCAGTAACAAAATCCCATAGACTAAAATTTGACCACCACTCACCTAATGCTGTTGTAAAACTACTCCAGATATCACTGAATATCTGACCCATTTTAAGAAATGTTTCTGTAACATTTACTTTCTCATCGATAAATTTAAGTATTGAATTAGTAAACGCACCTTCTTCGTCTACTTCAACAAACGGTAGTTTGCCAATCAACCACATAATACCGTCTTTTATTAGATCGACAAACGTTCCAATAAAAGATGCTAAAAATCCTGTTATAAAATTAATACCGGCAGATACTATACTCTCATTCTTTTCAAAATCTGCTGATGCAGTCATAAAACCGTCAAAGGCAGACATAAGCAGACTGATCGGATACATTATCTTTCCGAATACTGCCATAATTTTTCCGCCGAAAGATTTGAGACCTCTAAAAACCTTAGCAATTAAACCATCACCTTCCATAGAGAAAAATGCTTTAACTGATTTCATAGCATCATCAATAATTGTACCAATTCGTCCTGAACTGAAAAACTCTTTAATTGCTATTACAGTTTTATTTTCTCTGAACATCGTTGCTAATTTGCTCAGTTTTTCTGCCCACCATCCACCAGAGAAAAATGCTCTGATAGTTTTAAGCATGGCAAATTCTTTTCCTGTAAATCCGATGTTGGATAAACCCAATGCAGCAATGATAGCAGGAAGTATAATACCTACAAACCTTATAAGTGCTTTACCTAGTTGAGTAAAAAAGTCTTTAAGTTTATCAAAGAAACTCGGGGTGTCTTCTACCTCTGGTGTTTTAGGACCATCATCATTTGTTTTATCCTTTTCATCAGTATTCTCCAAAGCATTAAATGCCAATGCTTTGGTTAACTTTTCGAAGTGTTTGTCAATACTTCTCAGAATAGGAATCAATTCTTCTTCGACGTTTTCTTTAATAATGCCTATACGGTTATTAATTTGTAATACCGTAGGATTAGTAAAGTTTAAACTTTCTGTTGCATCAGCGATTGCCATTTTTTCTCTTCTCGTTCTCTTCTTTTATTCTTTGAGTAAGCATTGTAACATAAATTTCCCTTTCCCAAGGTAGCATATCATCAAGTTCTGATAAAGAGTATTTGTCTGCGTACACTAACTCAAAATTCGTCTTGTAATGGTTCACTAACGTATCATGAGAAAGGGAAACTAAAAAAAACTTTGCATACCCTCCAATACTATTTCATTGCTATGCGAGCAACTTACACAATCAAACTTCATTGTGTGCGAAAGTTTTGGCATACTCTCAATATAATCCGATAACTCTTTGAATTGCTCTGTGGTCATAGATTCTAAAAACTCTTGCATCTCATCTTCTGTAATATCTTCGTTTGCAATACGTTCATCATCATAAAACACTGCTTTAATGCATCGTCCTGCTAACTTAAATGTTCTGGTTGCTTCTGATGATTCATCTTCAAAATCAAAATCTGTTAATATTGAATAAGGTGGATATCGTAACTCCATAGAAACTTGGTCGTTTAATTCAACCACACTTTTCTTTTTTGGTACCTTTATTTTTAACTCATCTAATCTTACCGATGTTTCATTAGGAACTTCGCACTCACTACATTTTAATAAAAGCGGAACGGTTTCTCCTGATGACTTCGACCTGATTTGAGTGAATAAAAATTCTACGTCAAAAGTAGTCAAATCTTCGGTGTTCAACTTGTCATAAACACAAGACGCAATAGTGTCTACTACTGCTTCAATGATATTTTTTTGATCACCTGTTTCAACTGCCATTAACAATACTTTTTCTTCTTTTACCAAATAAGGTCTGAATCGGACTTTCTTATTTGTTGAAGGGACCACAATACTGTATTTTGGGGTATCATTAAGTTTTGGTAACGCCATAATTAAATTCCTAATTTATTAAATAGTCCACCGGTAAGATTGTCTAAAATTTCACCGAAAATATTTTCGCCTTTTTCTGCACTTGAAGAAGATCTCCAATCCCTGTACGTAAATTCTACTGACAGTTTTAGTAACTCTGCATCAACATCGTTAACTAACGCCATTCCCGTAAAAGCGGAAGGGTACGCATCTATCAATTCATATTCGTATAATATTTTATCGTCTGTTGCCAGATTAAGGTCTAATTGACCTTGTGCTAAATTCAATGGACCTATTCTAGGTAAACGGTTCTTTACTGATGTAGGTAAAGGTACCGGAAATTCTTTTTTTAGAAGAGGTAAAGAAAATCCCTTTTTCAATATTGCGATTTTTATAGGGAAAGTATATTCTGTGTAATAACCAACTTCGTAAGTTTGTTGGTTGATACATAAGTTTTGCCATTGTTCAAAATAGTCTAAAATATACGGATCGTTCAAAACATAAAATGTCATTGGTACATTTACAATGCCAAAACCGTTAGCAATCTGTTTTCTATTTAAACCGATCTGCAATTCAGTCTGATTTATATTTCTACCAGGAGTAGAGGTTTCGGTGCATATTAAATTTATACTGTTCGTGTCGTATATACCAAGAGACGGTAAAGTGACTTGCCATAAATTTGATTTGGCAACACCACCTTTTGCTATAACCTCTCCTAACAGTTGATCTACACTATTTGTCATATCTTATCCCTTGAATCACTCCAAACTTTACTTTGACTTGATCCTGAAAATTGTTGCGTTGGTAAAAAGGTTGCAATTTCCCACTCCGGTGCTGGAACATAAGCAAGTTGCCCCTCTACACGAGAAGTCAAATATTTCTTAAAACAAGGTTTGAAGTATTTAAGTTTTGCTGCTGATTTAAGATAACTATACGATAACTCAAATCTAGTAGACTCGTCGAATTTCTCGTTGTTAGTTTGGTCCATTAACCCGTCTAGAAATTTTGCTCTCAATGTCATTGGGAGATAGTGTAAATTCACACCATAGAACCCACCCTTAGTACCTTCAACAAATATGATCAATGGAAAGTTGTCCCAATACGGCAAAGTGTCTTTGGTCTTAGGGTCATAAAAAAACATATACATGCCGCCAACACCGCCACGATTCCTTAGAATTATTTCTTCTTCACGCATTAAATTGCGCCTATTTACGCTCATATTCGACACTTTCTTGCGGAACCAGTCACGAGACTGACGAGTGCGGGGTGTTATTCCTGCACGGAATGCTTCCTGTTCTACTGTTTTAAAAAGATTGCTCATGATCTTATTTAGTCTTTTTTCTAGAATAAGGTTTTAAAGGTTTTAACTTTTTTAAAGGTTTTTTCATAACACCTTTTTCGTATAATTCGTTTTCAGTCCATATCTCGAATTTCCACCCTCGATCCTTCGCATAATTATTTGCCGCTTCCCATTTATTCATATTTTTAACGTAAGTTAATGCTTCTGTCATATATCTTTTATTACGCACATTTACTTTCTTTGGCGGCGTTGTTTCTTTATTTGGTTTTACCTCGATTAAACTGGTCTTGCCGTTTTTCCATGTTACTTTAAAATCCATAAAATAACGATGATACCTTTTATCGACATCGTAAATATAAGGAATAACAGTTTCTTCACTAGACCATGATTTAACATCATTAGATGAATCAAAGTACATCATGCAACTTTTTTCCCACAAAGAACGATATATAACTTTGGTATGGTCACCTTTATATTTGCTTTGATTTTTAATCCTGTACTTACCAGAATACGCCATATAATCGCTATAAATAAAAGAATATTAAATCCTATTTAGATGGAAAGATAGATGCCAACTCGTGGAACATTAAAAAAACGTGCACAGAAAGAAAAAGAAAATCTGAGGCAACAACAACGCGAAACGGAATCACAGAACAGAACTATTTCTGCAAAATCTTCCACACCTCCTGCTGTTAGTGCATCTCAGACTGCTTCTCTTAATACTAACAAAAAAGACAAGTTACGTTACCCCAAAAGAGATCAAGATCTCTATCAGGGGCAGGTTAGATTTCGCATCGTAGAATTGTCTGCGTTAACAGGAGCAGCACTCTCAAATTTAAATTTCGTGGACAACATATTAAGTTCAGACAGCATATCTAAATTAGATAACAAAATTGACAAAGTAGTGTCTAGCAATCCTAATGAAATTAAGAAAAGAACTGAGTTAGCAAATAAAAGCGCACAAAAATTAAAAGGATCGGCACAAAATAGTTACGAAAATCCAGCAGCACAAAAAAAGTATGGAGGAGATGTAACTTTGTATCTTCCTACTAGTCATGTAGTGTCAGATGCCGTTCAATATACTGGTGCTACTCTTGGCACAATGGGTGCTGGTGTTGAAGCAGGTTTGCAAAATGGTGGTTCTGCTATTAAAGCAATTGGTGCAGGATTAACACAAGGCATCGATTCGTTTACAAGTCTTTTTAATAGCGCAGGAATCGATAAAGATGCAGCAGCACTAGCATTGACTCGAACTGCCGAAACATTTGGAACACAAGAAATATCAGCAGGAGTTAAATCCGCAACTAGGGTTACTGCTAATCCTAATTTAAGAATGTTGTTAGAAAGTGTTCCTGTTCGGACAATACCATTTACATTCAGGTTGATTGCACAATCGCAAGACGAAGCAATAGAAATTCAAAAAATAGTAGAATTTTTCCGATATCAATTATACCCTGATGAAATTACAGGTACCATTGGCGGAGCAGAAGTGTCCCTTGGATATAAATTCCCAGACCCTTTTGAAATAACCACTACTTATAAAGGTAAACGTGTCGGGAACAAATTTCTTGACGCATATCTGACAACTGTTACAACTACTTATAACGAGAACGGTATGGGATTCCACTCCGATGGGTATCCCAGCGATGTTTCTATTCAACTTGCTTTCTCAGAAAGCAAAGCACTAACCCGAAAACTCGTGAATCAAGGATACTAATGTCTTATTTTAAAAACTTCTCATTAGTTGAGTATCGATTTGGTAATGAAGACGAGTCAACAAGAGTCTTTATTGAAGATCTTTCTATTTACGTAGATCTTTTAGATCAGATCGATGATCTCGTATCATTCTATGATTATTATTATATAAAAGACGGAGAGCGTCCGGATACATTATCAGAGAAGATCTATGGGACCACCGATAATTATTGGACCTTCTTTTTGATGAACCCTATTTTAAGAGAAACCGGATGGCCATTAGATCAAAATAGATTCGAAAGTTTTGCTGTCAAACGATATGATGGTGCTATTTTCTATCCGGTAACTGTTGCAGATTTCAACTTGTTCACTGAGAACAGTAAATGGAAATATTCTTTGGGTTCGACAACAAATTCAGGAACGGAAGCTAGTACGTTTACTTCAACGGTAGCAATAGGAACTAGTGGAGACGATCCTCTGCCTGATAATCAAATACCTATTACGACTACAACTGGAATCGTTGAAGGTATGAATATCTCGGGGTTGTTTATACCAGTAGGGACTACCGTTACTGCTATCGATCGAATCAATAACATTATCACTTTGTCTAACGTTACAGAAGATGACTATGAAATTGTTGATGGCACTCAACCAACCACATTTACCTTTTGGGGTGGTGCCGCAAAAGATTTGTATGTCAACGATTATTCTACAATAGATGCAAGAATAGGTGACTATGTAACAGGAACCGGTATCCAATCAGGAAGTAAGATAACTAATCTAACCCCAACCGTTATTACTATCGATAAACCGGCAAGTCAACCTTTTATTAATGAAACCGTTAATATCTGGGGTGGTCTAGATGTTTATAGAAACCACGATTATGGGCAAGTGATTGTTAAAGATGAAGTTCGAAACGGAAAAGAGTTTCATTTGTTAGTTCCTGATATTACAGAATTCAAAACACAAGACGAAGTCAGCACGGTTACCGCAACAGGGTTAGTAATAGAACCTAATGCTCTTCACCATTATGAAAGTAGCACTGGTGAATGGTTAGATCCAGATTACCCAACCGACATTGTAGATGGAGTGGACATTTCTCCTGGACCTTATCCAGATGGTGGTAATATTGATATTGGTGTTCCCGGATTAAGTGCGGTAGTTACAAATTATGAATACCTCAAAAAATCCAATGAGGATGCTGCTAGAATTAGAGTAATTAGACCCGGTTTGATTTCAAGGATTACTTCTGAGTTCCAGCGACTGGTTAAAGGTTAATTATGGCGGGACAAGACCAACAATATAAAATTGTTGAAGCTTTTATTACTGCTGACAGATTTCTAGAAAAGGAAATTGAAGTTAGTGGTAATATCTTCGAAATAATCATCTATGAAGATTTAGAGTCTGCGTGGTTAACGGGTTCTGTCATTATAACAGATGATACAGGAATTTTTAGTAAAATATCATTCAAAGGAACTGAATATTTAACTCTCCGAATTTCAGGAGCAGAAGAAAATTCCGAATCTATTATTGATAAAACATTTTTATTATATGCATTAACTAAAACTGTTAAAGTGAATGATACTTCATCGACTTACAATTTTGAGATGATAGAACCTCATGCATACGTTAGCGCATTAAAACCTTTTAGCAGAGCATATACAGGATCACTTGAAAGAACTATTACACAGATTTTAAATAGTGAATTGAATAAAACAGTTGACCTCTCTTATTTAACAAACAGTATTAGTGCCCAAGGTGAAAGAAAGTACATTGTACCGTATTTAACACCCCTCGAAGCATGTGAGGTTTTAGTTGATAGAACAACTACTCAGTTTGGATCCCCTTTCTTTTTATATTCTTCTATACATGATAATAATTTACGGTTAGGTGATTTAGATGCAATGTTAGTTCAAGAAGCATTTAATAAAAAGATTCCATACACATTCTCACAAGCAGCAACTAATGCGTCAACTAGTTTAGATCCTGCCAGTGCTTCTACTACTGTGTCTCATATAGATTTCGGTTCCCCAGTAGACAGTCTTACGCAAGTAGAAGAAGGTGTTTATGGTAGTTTCTATACCAATACCGATGTTGCAACTGGTATCTCTTACAGATCTAAAATTACTATTAAAAATGTATTGGAAAATATGCAAGCAAACGAAATCTTAGACCCTTCTGCTGTACAAGATGTTTATGATGAAAACCAACAGATCCAAGATCGTGCAATAGAAGACTTCAACTCAATCTATTGGCATCAGGTTACTTCGTCAAATATGTATCCGGATTATAGAACATACCACGATGACATATCTAATGCTGACTTTTCGCTTAAAATTAAGAACAATATAATACGTCAAGCATTATTGAGTAACATGATTACCATTGTTGTTCCTGGGATTGCCTTTCTCATATCAAAAGCAACAGTGGGAGACAGATGCCGTTTAAATGTTTTATCGTCAGAAGAAGGCACAGAAAAAATTTACGACAATCGTTGGACAGGTGATTATCTTGTTTATAGAACTAAACACGTTTTCCGAGAAACCAAGCATCTCATAACGTGCGAGATGACTAAACTCAACAGACTACCAGAGGCAATCTCGTGATTTTTCCTAACTCTTTACCGAGAGAATATTACGGTGATGATATTCGTTGGTTCGTTGCTACCGTAGTGAACGCTACTCCACCACCTGGTTTTGAAGGTAGAGTTCGTGTTCGGATATATGGTGTACACAACCAGTATACGGGTGATATTAGCGAAAGCGATCTTCCGTGGGCACAAGTTTTGATACCCAACACCGAAGGTGGTATATCTGGTTTAGGAAGAATACCACAGTTGACAGCGGGTGCTTTTGTGTTCGGCATGTTTTTAGACGGTAAATCATCTCAACTACCACTAATAGTCGGAAGTTTTCCTCGGATTGAATTACCTACCGAAGTGCAAAGAAGAGACGGACAAAAAGAATTCTCTTTTAATACTGAACAAGAAAAACAACAGAATGTTGTCAACATTAAAATAGATGATGATGACTCTCGAACAGGAAGAAGTGTAGCAAGAAGAAGAAGTCAAGCATTGAAATTTTTTATCGACAATGGGTTTACTCCAATGGAGAGTGCTGCTATTACCGGAAACTTAGAAACAGCATCTAATTTTGAAACATATGCTTCTGATGATGATAGCGATGAAGAGGGGATAGGTAAGTGGGACACTAAAAGAGGTAACAGATATCAAAAATTAATACAATTCGGTTCGCTCTTTGATCCAAAGAATACTTTTAAAACATATTCAACACAATTACAATTCGTGGTTTATGAACTTAGAACTTCCCAAGGACTTGCTAATAAAAAACTTAAACAGAGCAAGAACATAAAAGACGCATGCGATGCTATCACTAAATACTATATTAAAAAAAGTCTAAACAATCCGCTAGAAAAATGTGAAGCAGCATTCGAAGAGGTTACATCATGACAGTTGAAAAAACTCTTTCTAAAAAAGCAATTAAGTCTAACTTAAAAAACAACGTTGCTGCTAGTGGTGCCGCTTATAAATCAGAAATTACTGACAAAGCAAACGATCTAAAAACTGCGTTCTCTGATGCTACCGAAACAAAAGTCGGACAAGTTGCTGGACAAATTAATGGCGGCATAGAAAGTATTAGTTCTCTTTCTACTGATGTCACTGGAAAGTTAACTGGTGGTGGTGCCGTTGAAGGTGTGGTCACTGACTCATTAACTGCTTTAACTGATGCTGTTAATTTAGCAGGGGAAGAAAAAATAGACAAAGCAAAAGCACAGGGTATAAAATTAAGTTTATCGTGGAGCGAACCTGATTCTGATGGCAATGTTCGATTAGAACAATCATCCGCAAACCCTGCTGCATTAATCGATTCGTCTATCAATGCCACTCTTTCTAAAATTTCTGGGTTAAATGTTTTTAGCGGATATGTACAAAAAATATCTGGCAACGTAATGCCAAAAGGTCAACCCAGTCTTTTAGAAAAAATAAAAGATGGTGTAGGAGCATTTCCATCAGTAGATAAATTAAATGAACTTACTGCTGAAGCAAATGCTATTGCTGATACTGCTGCGGCAGAAATTGAAGGTGCTGTTGGAGATGTTGTCGGTGGGACGCTTCCAGTTAACCCAGCAGCAACGCCGGGTGATGTTGGTAAGAATTTAGCAGGTGATCTGGGCGGAATATCAGATGCACAAACCAAGTTGCAGGGTTTAGGTGATGATCTCAAAGGTTCCGTATCAAGTGCTGTTACTAGCGTAGAAAATAAAATAACAAAAGGTATCGGTATCGATACTGATAAATTAGGAAATGATTTTTCTGAACAAACAGGTAAACTGGGAAGCATTGTAAAAGATGCTGTTCTCGGCGGTGTAGATAAAAAACTTGGTGAACTCACACAAGGAAAACTCGGTTACGGACTTAGCGTGAAATCTCTTCTAGGGGGATCTTCTACTGGCGTTCTTCAAGGTGCAGTTGAAAGAATGTCAAACGCAGGAAACAACAGAATTCAAGAACTTGCTCCGACATTGTCTGCTGAGAAACGAGACGAAATACTAAGATTGACTCAGGGAACAAAAGAAGAAAGAGACCAAGCAGTCGATGAAATTGCCAAAGCATCAGGTAAAAGCGTTGATGAAATTAATGCTAGTTTAGACGACCTTGATACGACTATTGCAGGAACAGTTTTGGTAGAAAATGAAGAGTCTGCTTTTGCGGATCCTTTTGATATGCAATCATCATCAACTGACAATACCGCAGACCCATCAACAGCGGTATACACTTATGTGTCTTCTGTTGAAGAATTAGAAGCAGAATTTAAAAAGGTTAATAGAGAGGTTACTGAACTTGTTGTACATTGGTCAGATACTTACTCTAATAAAAACATCGGTTCAGAAGAAATAAATAAGACTCATATTAAATTGGGCATAGGAAGAGGTATTGGATACCACTATGTGATACGTAGAGATGGAAGTTTACAAAGAGGAAGATCAGTTAACATTAAGGGTGAACATTCGGAAATAAACGGACATGATGAGTACAGTATAGGAATTGTTTTTGTAGGCGGAATAAATGCGCCTTCTGGAACAGAGTTTCCCACTTCGTACAGAAGCGCAACATCAATAACCTTATCTCAGATGAATACCTTTCGAGAATTTTGTCAGGCATTTTATAATCGTTTTCCTGGTGGTCAAATACTGGGTCATAACGATATAGATCCAGAAGAGCAAGATCCGGGATTCGATGTAAGAGATTATGTAGAGGATCTATTCAATAAGAAAAGTCTCTTTGATGATCCGTCATCTCGTGGACCTTTTACTCCCAGTGAATTAATAACAGCAGAGTTGCCAAAATGACAACCAAAAAAGATAACATAACAAAACGTATCAAGGTCATCGGAGAAGGAACCGAAGAAACACAAGGGATATCAAGAACCGGTTTTAGTGACGCGAGCGGAGAGTATCCTAAACAAGATTATTTTTTTGGATCTTCAACTAATAAATCTGCCAAAGGCGAGACTACTTCTAAATTATATAATAGTGGTGGCGATATTGGAGTGTCTATTGATCTTCCAGACCAGAAACCTTCACAGTATCCATACAACCAAGTAGAACAAACTTTGTCTGGTCATTCTTGGGAGATAGACGATACACCCGGTGGTGAAAGAATGATTATGAAACATCGTTCTGGTTCTGGATTAGAATTACGTGCTGACGGTTCAATATTATTTTCAGCAGTTAATAAAAAAGTTGAAGTTACTGGTGGCGATCATACTGTAATCGTAGAAGGCGAAGGTAATCTTGTATACAAAGGAAATCTAAACGTTCGTGTTACCGGTGACTATAATGTAACGGTTGATGGTAATTATAGTTTAGATGTTGCTGGAAATAAAGATATTGCAGTACATGGAAGTTACATCAAAGAAGTTGATAAGAATGAGAACAAAGTAATTAAAGGTTCGAAGAGTACCAAAGTTGTTAAAAATTCAAGCGCAATTGTTTTGGGTAACACCGATCAATTTTCGAAAGGAAATCTAAGAAGTTGGACACAAGGAGACGTGGAAATCACTTCTGGAAAATCCCTTGTCACTACTGCGGAAACAGAATGGGCAGCATCTTCGAAGGTAACCAATATTACAGGGTTAATTATATCAGTCCTTGGTACCAAGGGAACTATCGGAGGGACATTGGTTGATCACTACGGCAAAGCATATTCGGGTCCCCCCGATGGTGCAGGAAACGGTGGTACATCCTTTTACGGAACTCTGGTTGGTAGAGCGGCAGAGGCAATCACCTCTGATTTTGCTAATAAAGCAGGAACATCTCATCATGCTAAATGGGCAGATGAAGCAGGACAAGCACAGAAAGCAAACGCAGAAACAGGTCCTTCGCCTTTTGCAAAAGACCCGATTAAATACGAAACCATTTTCCCGTTCATCGAAACACCTCCGGATGCTCCAGAACCGACGAGTGAACTTATCGTTCCTCACTTAGCAGTAAGTAATTTTGGTATTCGAAAGGTTGTGATAGATACTGATGTTGATGATCCCAATTCATTGGTAGCAAAAATATTAAAGACTGATGACTACGATAATTTGTTTGATCGCGATCCTACCATAGAAGAAATACGATCTAAACTAAGAGACGAAGCAAATTATAATAACAATAAATTTACTGGCAATTTAGTTGCTGCTGGGTTGTTGTCATCTGATTACGCAAAAGCAACGGATGGCGAAATCGGCAGAACTTCTAGTAGAAAGAAAAGTAAAAAATTCGGGATCAAATCATTAGGTAATAACCCTGCCGATTTGAAGAGTAAAAGGTTTTTCATATGAGTATATATCTTGTAGACCCATCTTACAATCCTAATTTTGCAAGCGATATTACTAATAAAACAGTTCTTGCTCAGGGGATTTCTGTTGCTAAATTTCTTGGTGCTAGAGGTAGCAGAAACCAATTTGAAAGAGTATCAGCAGATAAAAAACAAATTGCACGTAATCTGTATCTCCATGCAGAATTATTAAAAAAGACTACTGCTAACTCAGATTTTGATGATTTTAGAATTATTGTTTCAGAAGGAATATATGTCCCTGCTATAAATGAATCGGTTACTCCTGATGGAATAAATGATTATAGGCAAACAGGAAAAGCAATTGTATATAAAGTAATCAACACAAAAGGCGAGGTAGATTATTCGAAGACTTATGATTTGGCAGTATATTGGAAAGATTACTGTGACTACGATAAACTTATATTGGATTACGATACATACGATCCTTCTGGTATACCATCATGTCAAATCGTTGTTGTGATGCCAACTGTCCCAGAATCCTTTGATATCCAGTTTTTAAGAAGAATAGAGACAACTTTTAATACTAATCTGCAATCATCAAACGAGTTGGTCGAACTTCTATTATAAATAAATTGCATGGCAAAGATACTTTCAACAGAAGACGGCGATTTACAGGGTGCATCACTCAATACGAGTCGTGATCGTCTTTACTCGGATATTGATTTAAGTTTTGCTGTTAATACTAGCACGGGTGATATATTTAAGAAGAAAGATGCGGCAGCAGTGAAACAAGCAGTTAGAAATCTTCTTCAATGTAATAGGTTTGAAAAACCTTTTCGACCTGATTTCGGTGCAGACCTAAGAGGTTTGTTATTCGAATTAGCAGACGATGGTGTTGAGCAAGACCTTATTGAACAGGTTCAAGGAGCAATTGCTCGGTATGAACCCAGAGTAGAAATTAACGATTTGGAATTAATTGTAAATCCTGATAATAACGAACTAAAAGTCAGATTAGAATTTAGGGTCGTGAACACAGATGAAAACGTCACATTAGAAACTGGAGTTTCGAGGTTAAGATAAATGGCAACTACTATTAACAGCACAGGTTTAGATTTTGACGCAATTCGTAATAATCTAAAAACATGGTTAGAACAAAAACCAGATTTTGCTGATTACAATTTTGAAGCATCAGGGTTGTCTAATCTTTTGGATGTTCTTGCGTATAACACGCATTACAATGCTCTCACTGCTAACTTTGCTCTTAACGAATCCTTTCTCAGTACTGCTCAGTTGCGTTCATCGGTAATTGGTCTTTCAACTGCTATCGGTTACATTCCTAATTCGAAAGTGTCTTCGACTGCTTTAATCAATGTTACTGCACAGGGATCTGCTGCATCTTCCAATATTCTTGCATTGCCTTCTGGTACTAAATTCACAACTACTGTCGAAGATATTACATACACCTTTGAAACAACAGAAGAATATACAGCATTCAAAAAAGGATCTGATCCATATTCGTACACATGGGAAAATGTAATTGTTCGAGAAGGAACAGAAAAACAAAAAACGTTTATTGCTGGTCCTTACAGCGAAACCGATACCTATGTTATTCCTAATCAGGACATGGATATTAGCACGGTTACTGTTGGTGTTGGTGCAACGAATAAAGCATTTTATAATGTGAGTACTGTATCTGAAATTAACGAATCATCTAGAATTTATGTTATCAAAGAAACTCCTAACGGATACTATGAACTTGCTTTCGGTAATGGAGCAGGATTAGGGGAGATTCCTCTTGCCGGTGATAAAATTGTAGTTACCTATAATTCTACTGCTGGAAAAGATGCTAACGGTGCTAGAACATTTACCACAACTGCTACAATACCCAATGGAGCAGGGGCAAATATTTCTATTATACCTATTACAATTTCTAATTCATCTAATGGTGCTAATAAAGAAAGCATAGAATCTATTCGTAAATCAGCACCCTTTCTTTATGCCTCGCAAAATAGAATGGTCACATCAGACGATTATGCCGCGCTCATAAGAAGAAATTTTTCTAACAAAATTAATGATATCCTTGCTTGGGGCGGTGAAGAAAATTTGCCACCTAAGTTTGGAACAGTATATGTTTCTATAACACCATCACCTGATGAATCTTTCAAAGCATCTATTCGGAGTCTAGTCAAAAACCTTTCAGTTGCATCGTTTGATGTTGATTTTGTCGAACCAGTTGTAACATTTATTGAGGTTGCTGTTTCGTTTCAATATAACCAAACGTTGTCTTCTTATTCTACCATACCCGCGATAGAATCTGCTATTGAAGGAGTAGTCGGTTCTTATCTCGATACGGTTACTGATGAATTTAGTGAAACATTTAGACGTTCAAATTTATTGACTTTAATAGATGCCGCAGATCCTGGTGTCCTTTCAAGTCAGGCAACCATTAAAGTTCAGCGAAGATTCAATCCTAGTCTAGGCGAAGAAAAAGCATATCAGATAGTCTTTCCTACTGTACTTGAATCTCCTTCTTCTGTTGTTTATATTGTTCAGTCAACAGAATTTAACTATCCACCCGGACTATCTTGTGTTGTCAGAAACAAACTCGGTTCTGAAATTTTGCAAGTTATTTCTACTACTAGCGGTAGAGTTATAGTTGATAACATCGGAAATTATAATCCAGCAACAGGAGTAGTCAACCTCTCCGGATTTAAACCTTCCGGTGCAAACGCAATTGAAATAAAAATTTCTGCTGTTCCTTCTAATCAGGGATTTGTTTCGACGATTCGTGAAAACAAATTAGGTAAAGATTTAACAGCAATTACTGTTGATGCTATTGAAACAACAACGCTATAAATAATGGGATATAAAGGAAACATTTAATGGCAGTCGTAACAAGACAATTTATCAACCAACTTATTAAAGACACCGATAACACTTTTAATACTGGTCTTTATATTGGTCTGGGAAGATCCTCCCCTTGGCCCGGTGTTGGCGATATTCCTGAACAACCTCGTCAAGACTTTGAATACGGAAGGTCTGCTCGATCTGCTTGTCAACACGTTAAAATTGCTACTGGCGTTTCTGCCGCAGTTACAAGACAAGATTGGTCATCCGATACAATTTACCCATCGTATGATGATAACAACCAAACAGTACTTCCTTACGTAATGAATAGTAACTATGAGGTGTTTCTGTGCATCCAACAAGGTGTTAATGCTGCTGGCGTTGTCCAAGATAGTACCGTTGAACCTACCGTTGCTGCACTAAATAGCGGTGCTGGGTATATTAACAATCCGATCGAAGCAAATGAAAACGAACTTGAAACTGCTGATGCGTTTTGTGAAACCGGATACATATGGCGGCATTTATTCACCTTGAGTCAGGTAGCAATCAATAGGTTCCTTACCTTAAATTATATGCCAGTCACCACCTTTACAATAGATCCTTCTGATGGTGATGTTCAAACGCAACAATATCAAATACAACAATTGGGAAGCAACCAACCTAACCCAGGATCAACTGATGGTACTGCTGGACAAATATTGACTATTAAAGTCGATGATGGTGGTGCTGGTTATTCAAGCAGTGGACCTACTGCTACCATATTAGGAAATGGCACCGGAGCAACCGCAACAGTCGATACTGTTGGTGGTGTAATAAAATATGTTAGAATTACTAATTTTGGGAAAGATTATGATTTTGCTTCTATTGCATTAGACGATTCTCAAACTCCTACCGAAGACGCTACTTTAAGAGCAGTTATCGGACCAAGAGCAGGAGTAGAAACAGATCCTGTTAATACTCTCAGAGCAAACTCAATTATTGTAACCACAGATTTTGAGAACGATGAGTTCGATACGTTATTAACAGAAAACGATTTTCGACAAGTTCTTTTAATAAGAGATCCATCAAAATACAATTCATCTGATGCTTTTACAGGAAACACTTCAAAAGCAAACCGTGCTTTGCAAACGATATCGGTAACTGGATCAGTAGTTGAAGACAATGAAATTACTGGTGGTAATAGTAATGCAAAAGGAATTCTAGATTTTTACGATGCTGCTACCAATAACTTATATTACCATCAAACACCCGAGACAGGATACGGAACCTTTCAACAGGGGGAGACTGTTACACAAAGCACTTCTCAATTTGTTTTGAGTGGTGCCGTATCTTCTTCTCCTGCTAATCAAACAGATCCCGCAATTGATATTTTCTCTGGGGAACTATTATACATAGATAATATCTCTCCTATTCAAAGGGACATAAACCAAACCGAAGATATAAAAATAGTTATCACTTTCTAGGATAAGTCATGCCAAATACATTTAATAGCACTACTCTATCAACCACCTATCGTGACGATTGGGTTGACTCTGACGGCTATCATAAAATATTGTTCAATTCCGGTAGATCTCTTCAAGCAAGAGAACTTACTCAGATGCAAACCATTATTCAAGAAGAAATTTCTCGGTTCGGAAGGAACATATTTAAAGAAGGTTCGGCAGTTGATGCTGGTACATTAGAAATTGATAACAATTATAAATTTGTAGTTCTCGAAAATGGTAGTGCAGAAGTAGATGAACTCACAATTGGTAGCGAGTTATCAACTGCTGCTGGCGTTAAAGCAATTGTTTTAGAAAATCCTATCGAAGTTGTTGCCAATAGCACATGGAGAGTGTATATTCGATACACCGATTCGGGTGCTACAACACCCGGAACAACGGAGGTTCAGTTCTCTGCTCTTGATTCATTAAACTCAGGAGAGTACACAGTTACTGCAACCTCTGCTGTTGGTGCTGGTGTTAAATTATATGTTGATGCTGGTGATTTTTTTGCGGCAGGAAGGTTTGTATACGCAAGGAAACAAGGATTAATTATTAATCCGACTTCACGTAACTACACTGGAACTATTGGGTTTAAAATTGAACAGGATGTTGTAACAGTAAACGACACCACCGCGCTCTATGATAATAGCGGAGACAACCCTAATGTTGCTGCTCCAGGTGCTGATCGGTGGAGAATTAGACTTACGTTAGTTGACAAAGATGATCCTACTTTAACTTCTGATGATTCTTTTATCTTTTTATGCAGAATCATTAACTCAAAAATTGTGGAACAAGTAGATGAGTTAGATAGTTACAATACTATCAATGATATGATTGCTCGACGTACATACGAAGAGTCAGGCAACTATCTTGCAGAACCGTTTCAACTGACATTCGAAGATGACGATAGCACAGACTCTGACATCTTTGCTATTGTATCACCCGGACTTGCTTACGTTAGGGGTTATCGTGTAGAGAATGAATATCCTCTCAAATTAAAAGTGCCTCGTCCACAAGCATACACCGGAAATGCACAAGACTTCATTCCTGTGGATTACGGTTCTTACGTATTATTTGAGTTTAGTAAATTTATAGACTTTGGTGATGCAGATGGAGCAATTAAAGTCAATTTATGCTCAGATGCAAGCGGTACTGTAACCATAGGAACTGCTTTCGTTAAATCGATTGCATATCACTCACCCGGTGTTTTTAGAGCATACTTAGACAGGATCGAACTTACTGGTAGTAATTCATTTACGAATGTCAGTTCAGCATCGACCTACAATAATAACACAAGTTTTTTCCGTTTGAAAAATGCAGGTCAGTTGGTTGATGCTAATAAATCTACGTCTTTATTTCCTCTTTCCAAAACCAGACCACAAAATTTAACTAATTATCGATATCAGTATCAAAGAGGATATACTCTCGTCGTTGTTGGTGGAACAGCAACCAGTTCCCAAGCATTGGCAACCGGTGATGACACTTATGTTAATGAAACATCATGGGCAGTGTTTAGTCAAGCATCAGGAGATGCTCTGGTTTCCGGTGTAGATGTAACTATTACTGATAATGGCGCAACATTTACGCTTACGGGTTTGGCAGACGGAACCTATTATGTTGTAGCAGACATTCTTAGAGGAGCAAGTGTTAATCCCGTAGAGAGAAAAACTAAGACTCTAACTGTTCATACTGAAACTGTTACTCTTTCTTCTGACGGTGAAGCACAACTTTCAAAATATGATCTCTACGATCTCACCACAGTCACTTCTGGTGGTAACGATATTACAGAAAACTTTATCATTGATAACGGATCAAGAGATACACATTATTCTTTTGGTAGAATAATTGACAATACAAATAAAACCTTTGCAAGCGTAACAGTTGAGGTAACATACAATTTCTTTGAACATGGAAATGACGAACTTGCGAATCCCTCTTTCAAAGGAAGGTTTTTTGATTTTCTTTCATATGTCAATATCGATTATACGCAAATACCAGAACATAGAATGTCAGATGGTACGGTAGTCAATCTGAGAGATTTTGTAGATTTCAGGGGCAAAAAAGAAACTAATTATATCTCGTCGATACCTCCGGTAGAAGCACAACCTATTCAGTTGGAATCTTCGTTCTATTTCTCACGAGCAGATAAATTAATTGCTACCGAAGACGGTGAGTTTCAGATTCTTATGGGTCAACAAGATGAACAACCTTTGTTCAAAAAGACCCCAGAGAATGCCTTAGAACTTTACAAGATTGTAATGAACCCAAACACGTTGAGTCCTGATGACATCAACACTACATTTGTCGAGCATAAACGATACACGATGGCAGACATTGCCAAGTTAGAAAGAAAATTAGATAGTTTAGAAGAACTTTACTCATTAACATATGCAGAACTTGAAGCAAAACTTAATCCCTTGTTAGATGAAGCTACTGGAATTCCTAAAAATGAAACTGGCATATTAATTGACGATGCTACTGATCAAACTCAATCTGACACGCTTTATAATGATTATTGTGCTGCATTAGATCCAGAAAATAAAGTCATTAGACCTTGTTTTTCAGGAGATAATTTAAGATTAATATATCGTGCTGATGAAGGTGCCGATGTTTTTAGTTCTAAAAATGTTCTAGTCAAAGGTGATAACGCATACCTCAACTATGTAACGGATGCTTGGATTTCTCAACCTCTCGGAACACGAGATATTGCTATTAACGCTAACAGCAAGTCATCAAATGTCGGTGACATGACATTAAGTCCATCATCAGACGAATGGAAATCAGAGCAGATTGGTACCAGAGTTGTTCCTGGTGGAGCAAGACTTGACCCAAGAGAAGCACTTCTTTATAACTCATGGCAATGGAACTGGGGTGGAAGGGCAATAGAAGACCTTGAAATTGAACCAGTTATTTCTAGACCTTATGGTGGAAGAAGACAACTTATTCAACAGAAACGAAGAAACGTTTCACGAGGTGGTCGTAGACGTTTAACTGCATCTGGTGGCCACGTCAACCGAGTTATTTCTAGCGAGACTGTTCGACGTATAAGCAAACGTGGGCGAGTGTTAGATGCAGCAATTATTCCATGGATACGATCTCGTGAAATTTTCTTTAAAGTATCTGGACTAAAACCTAACACTAAGTTTACACCTTTCTTTGACGGTGTTAATGTTTCAGATTGGTGTAAAGGCGGTAAAACCTTTACCAGATATGCAAATAGAACTGATGATGTAGGTAACCAAGGGCAGAAGTTTCTTACGGGTCATCCGGAAGGTTCTGCTGAAATTCTTTCAGACTCAAAAGGTTTTGTAGAAGGTTCTTTTTACATTCCAAATATAAGACAAACATTTACAACTTCTGGTATAGGGATACCTAATATCGTTGCTAACTTACCTTTTAGATTTAAGGCAGGGAAAAAAGAGTTTAAACTTTTAGATATTACTGTTAATGACATTAATCAAGCAGGTAGTTATGCAAGTGCCATCTATAACGCGGCAGGAATGATCGATACTCGTCAAGATCATATGACTACGACAAGAACTCCTGCAAAACAAAAACTTCGGGGTCAAGATAGGATTAAACGATCCTTCAATGCGGCAGAAATAAAAAAATATTTAGACGATGTTGGACCATCATCAGTCAATATGATTGAACCTCATATTTCAGGGATTTGGGGTGGCAGTTTCTCTCCTGTTGTTATTCCTTCCAATGTGCCTGAGTTATCAACGGTATTGTCTGATTATATCGCAGTTGATCAAAATAGTCAAGCAGGAACATCAATATTGCCTGATCAGGATATATCTTATCCCTTTGCTCAAAGTTTCACAGTAGACAATCAGTACGGCGTAGTAGTTACCTCTGTTGATCTTTATTTTTCTTCTAAACCAGGTAATGAAGAAGACGCACCAGTTACCGTTGAAATCCTAGACATGAAAAACGGGAAACCTGGAAACACTGTTGTTCCCGGAACTACTGTGTCATTAGAAAAAGGTTCTGTCAATACATCCGTAGATGTGTCTGTCGCAACAAACTTTTTGTTCGAAGAACCTGCATACTTAGATCCCGGTACAGAATATGCGGTTGTAGTTAAGACAGCATCCCCTTCTTACAAAGTTTGGTGTTCAAAAGCAGGAGAATATAAAGTAGGATCTACTGGTGTAACGGTTTCTACACAATCAGCAAACGGTAAATTGTTCTTACCACAAACAGGAAGAGCAGGGTCCTCAAAAGAACTTGATCTTGCTATGGTTATCAACAGAGCAGTTTTTGATACCAATGCTTCTTTGGTATTACGTAATGCTGTTGTTCCAGCAAAACTTCTGAACAAAGACCCTATTGTATTAAAGAACGGACAATCCGTTGCTCACGTTAAACACGATTGTCACGGATTACATGCTGGTGAGTTAGTAACTATATCTGGTGTATCAAATACTGGATTATCAGGATCTGGGGTAGCAGATACAGATTTGAATGGTACCCACACGGTGGTTAAAGCAGATACTGGTGGATTTACTTTTTCTGTGCCGACAATTACGGGTAATCTGACTGTTGGTGGGACAGAAGTGTTAAGTTCAAGGAATGTACATTTCACTACTTGTAATCCACAAATAGAAACGGTAGTCCCAAATAAATGCTCTATCGATATATCTGCAAGGTATACTACTGGTCAATCAATGAGCGGCAATAGCACTACTACTACAGATAGTACTAAGTTTACGAAACAACAAACGTATACTAGAATTGTACCAGATCAGAATCAAGATTTTAATGAACCCAAAGTCATTGCTCAACGAGCAGAAGAAGAATATGATGGTTCTGGAAATCTTCGACCTTATAACGGACAGTCTATTAACAGCAATGGCGGGTTTTCTATGGATGTTAAAGTAGATCTGAAATCATCGTCTGATTTTGTTTCTCCCATTGTAGACTTGCAAAGAGCATCTATGACGTTAGTTCAAAACTGTATTGATGATTTCGACGCAGCGAATGGGGATTACATAGACAATGCAGAAGAAACCTTAGCAAGCGGAACCTCAAGTCCATCTAAACATGTTACTACACCAATTAAAACGCCTGAACCTTCCGAAAGTTTAGAAGTAAAAATTGATGCGAATGTTCCGAAGGTTGCTAACTTGGATTTTTATTATAGAGCAGTTATGACGGGTCAAAACATACTCGATAAAGATTGGATAAAAGTTGATCCTGTTACTCCTATTGTTAAAGATGATGACACTCAGACATTTAGAAACATTAAAATCCAAGCAAACGATTTACCTAAATTTACTGAGTCACAAGTTAAAGTGGTTATGAAATCGTCGTCTCAGGCATTTGTTCCTCAAGTAGGTAAAATTCAACATAGGACATTCTTAGTATAATGTATAATATAAATTGGGATAACTATCAACCCGTTGAGGGATATGAGTATTTGTACAGAGATAAAACTAGTGGTGCCATAATTAATATGGATTTTGAGGGTTTCAATGAAACAAGAAAACGGCATGCTGATGCTCTTAAAAAAATAGAAGAACAAAATGCTCTTATAAATAAGATTAAAATGTTAGAAGATGATATGCAAGACATAAAAACTCTGTTAAGTCAAATTAGTAGGAAATTATAATGGCAAAATATTTTGCTGGACCTGGTTATAAATGGAGGTTTGCTCGTACACCAATCGACCAAGCATTTATTGCTTCATGCGTTGATGACGGTAGAACCATTAATACAGGCACTGGTAATGAATTCAGTTTACATGCGGAGAACCTAGCAAAGTGGGCATGCGGCGAAACTAATTTTTTCTTATATTTGTTTAACGATAGTTTTCCAAAAGAAATAGTTTCCGATGAAGAAATGGAACGTCAAGCTCGAAAAAATCCTGCGTCTAAAGGTATCAAATACAGAGATGCGGTTCATCTTTTATCCGTTGGTTTAATTTTCTCGAATGATGATGACGTAGATATCGGGTTTAGAGTGATGTCTATGCATAAAATGCATACTGCAAAGAAACTGCAAATATTCGGTTTACCAATAGAAGCATTAAATGAATGGTTCGTAAAACCGCATTCGAGTGGAATACACCCTGATCATACCGGTAATAAACATAACGTACTTACTTATCTTATTATGATGTCAATTCTTACCTTTGGCAAAGTTCATGGGTTTCCGTTCAGAGTAAGAGGCGAGTTAGTAATTAAAGATCTGAACGTAATTGAAGAAGATGTGGCAGATGCTACTGCAAGATCATCCATGATGAATATGTCAAACTCTCTGAAAACCAAGTTTTCCACCGTAGTCGATTGGTTAAATTTTTTGGCAACTTGTACGGTAGATGAATATGCCGCAGCGTCCGAAAAAGCAGGGATGATTGAAATGCACCAGCATTTCAAAAAGATTTATTTTGTTCCCAATTTATATAACATAGAAAAACGTGCTGAGAACATTGAATATGCAGTAATAAGATATCCTGATCCTGAGTTAGTTGAAGTTTTACATGCCAACAAAGATTATAAATTTGGATCACATTTTGATATAGATTGGACTGCTTTAAGAATAGATCCCGATACAGGTAAAAAAATATATGGCATTGACCCTACTCGCAATATCAAATATGTGTTATCATTTCACAGTAGCAACACAGAATGGATCAACAACAACTTTGTTTAAATTGTATAAATAGAAGGATACATTATTCTGAAATTTATACATGTCATCACGCCCATTAAAAAGTTTAGGTAACGGAGCACTTCAAGAGTTAACTCTCTCTGATGAAGATTATCTTGCTTATCGTGCTGGCATACATTTAAGTACTTCTGCTACGTCAGACGTGGCAGTCTTGTCAACTGATAACACTGAAACTTCTATCGGAAGTTTTTCTAATACCGAATTTTCTAGTTCAGGAACCATTTCTTCTACTACCCACACTTTGGGCACAGTTCTATTTGATGTCACAAGAAGTGGCGTTGCTCAACCTATTGATGTTTCTTTTAATTCTTTGACAGGATCGAACACTCCTACAAACGCATACGTAGGGGACACAATAACATTCACCACAACCATGGACACTGACATTTATTCCGGAGGTCAGGTCGAAAACCTCGGTAATTTATTAAGGTTTGAAATTAACGGTATACAGCAAGGCGGAGTTTCTTATCCTGAAAGTATATCACCAACTGAACAGACAGAAACAGGACGATTCGTTGCTTGGAGAGAACCCACTGTCATATCAGGTCAACAGACATTCACCGTCACTTGGTTTTTGATTTTACAGCAAGCAGGGGATATAGTAATTTCTTCGCGTGTTAATGCAATTGATGAGGAATCTACTCCTGATGATGCATTTGACGAATTCTTTTTTAATACGCTTACCGTTCTTGATCCTAGTGAGTCTAGTAACCCAGAAGTCACTACTACTAATACCACAATATACCAAAATTTATCCGGAACTCCTACTACAAGAGCAGGTGCTAACTGGCGCGGTTTAGTTCAATGGGATAAAACTCTTACCCCTCCCGGCATCAAAGAAATGGACGATGCTGAACTTGATATTTTAGTTAAACGGTTAGTTAAAACCGTTATGAACAATGAGTACCCAGGAGTTTTTCGTTTAGCATCTAGTGCACCAAGCGGAGATTGGACTGCTTTTATTTCGGACATTATCTCGGATACTCGTTCTGACGGAACAACACTAAATTACTCGATCTATGTTCGTACTAGTGGTACAGAACCACTTGCCGCAAAAGCAATGACCATCGAAAGAACAGGTGGTAATCAAGGTAATTTTTCTGGTCTTAAAGAAGGATCAGAATCAATACTTTCGGAAACTCTTGGACAAAGAGCAAGGCAAGTTATCAAAGATAGCGGTATTGGTACATACGAGTTAAGATCTTCGGTTCAAGGTTCTCCCACGACTTCTGGTGTTTGGGTTCCAAGAGGTTATGCTATTGATACCAGAAATGTAGCACAGTTTACATCTGATTTAGCAGCATATGTTGCTGAATACTCTGCGGATTATCTTGGTGAGTATGAAAACACAATAGATTATACACAAGTTTTTACTGGTAACTTTATCGACGATGTTATTTTTACCGGTAACTTTATCGACGATGTTATTTTTACCGGAAACTTTACATCAGATGCAATATACACCGGAAACTTTATATCAGATGAAACCTATGAAGGCAATTTTATCGATGACGTTATTTTTACCGGTAATTTTATATCAGATGAGATATACACTGGTAACTTTATTGATGACGTTATTTTTACCGGTAATTTTATATCAGATGAGATATATACTGGTAATTTTATATCAGATGAGATATACACTGGTAACTTTATCGACGATGTTATTTTTACCGGTAATTTTATATCAGATGAGATATATACCGGAAACTTTATATCAGATGAAATATACACCGGAAACTTTATCGACGATGTTATTTTTACCGGTAACTTTGTAGGTAACTTTATCGACGATGTTATTTTTACCGGTAACTTTATCGACGATGTTATTTTTACCGGTAATTTTATATCAGATGAAACCTACCAAGGTAACTTTATCGATGACGTTATTTTTACTGGTAACTTTATCGACGATGTTATTTATACTGGAAACTTTATATCAGATGAAACCTACCAAGGTAACTTTATCGATGACGTTATTTTTACTGGTAACTTTATCGACGATGTTATTTTTACTGGAAACTTT